CATTCATTAAATCTTCAGCAGTTAGTTCTTCTGCTTTAGTTGCTTCGCTTACTAGTTTGTAAATGTAAGGGAACACGTCTGCTAGTTCTTCGTTAAACTGTTTAATAGTTAATTGATCGATCCAGTTTTCAGCAACATCACTAGGAACTTCTTCTAGTACAGCAGTTTCAAAACCTTCAAATGCTTCTTTGTAGTATGCTGGCTTTTGTAGAGATTCTAGTGTCTTTTTAACTGTGGCGATACGTTCTTTAACAACATCCATGTAACCTGCTAGGCTTTCTGCCATTACTGCTGATCGTCCCATGTAAGTTTTAAACTTGCGTAGTTTGTTCATTTCTTCTGACATACTTACAATATGCTTACCAAAATCATCATAAGCATTGCCGCCTTCTGCAACGTGGCGTGCCATTGCTCTTGCGCCTGTTAGATGCTTGTAAGGATATTTGAATCTTTCACCTTCTGAACTTTCAATATAAAGGCCGCCGACTTTCTTTGCTCTGCCTCCTGGTGCTGCTTGATCAATACTTTCTGTGTGTTTGATCATCAAACGTGCTCCATCAAAATCTTGATAACTTACTCTTGATGTGCCATACATTTTAGATTCTGTCATGTTCTCTTCCCCGCCACGGTTTTTTGCTAAAAATTTATAATCTCTACTATTTAAGTTTGACTTTGTAATATCTCTAGTATCAAATGTTAGTGCTCGCTTTCTAGCAAACATACGCAATTCTTTTAAAAAGTTATACCAATTGTTTTTAGTAATGTCGCCTTCGTTAGCAACTAAATCTTCACCGTATACAACTGCTATATTTTTATTATCTAAACTTATACTAACTTTACCAACAGGGCGACCTTCATTCATAAAGTTAAAATCAAAATAACGAGCTAGTTTAGGCTCATTGGTTACATTGCCTTCCTCGTCACCAATAGTAACACTAGGAAAACGTCCACGTATTTTGTTAAAAAGTTCGTCTGCTATTAAGTCTAAGTTCTGCATATTGTATTTATCATATGTTACTACTTATGAAGATTGGCATAGGCATTTCATAATCTTCAATATGTTCTGCTTGATTAAACGTATTATACACTCTTGGATCCCAATCTTTTAATACTGCCATCATTCTTATAGCAAGTAGTGTTGCACTTATCAAATCGTCAGTCATTCCTGATTTTGCTTGATAACTTGATCCTGTAGCAACATAGCCTTTTAGTTCTGATATAAAAGGCTTGCTGTGTATAATCATTTTATCATTTTCTACCATAGTCTTTAAGCGACTACAAGCAGTAATTTTTGTTGAATGTGTGGTGTTAAAGCCTTTGCGGAACTTCCTAACGTGACCCTTTCTTATGGGTTCACTAACGAACAACCCCGGAATGTTCTCTTCCCCAAAATCGTTTATAACGATTAGTGCCGCTTCGCCTATACCATTATTCTCAACACTCCAATATATGCTATTTGCTGATTTAATTTCTTGTTCTATATACTTACAAATATCACTTAAAATTCTTATCTGCCCAGGTATACCTGTTTGATTGTGCTGCCATTCAGCAACTTGTTCGTAACTAGGTAATTCCCATACTTGTATTGCAGCATAATCTCCACCTGTACCCATTGAAGGATCAAGTGCTACTGCATATGTATATTGACTGGTAGGTTTTTTATACCAACGTGTTTGTCCCATATTAAGTATAGGACTATTACCTTCCATTGCAGCAAGTTTAATTGAGTTAATGAGTGTTTCGTCAAATACTAAGAATTCACATCCGTATTCACGACGGAACTTTTCTTCACCAATACGTCCAATCTCATCATCACGCCATTTTTCATCTCTATCAGGATGTTCTTCCCAACTTGCCCTAAATGCATGGAATCCGTTTATGCCTACTTCGCTTTCGTTTCCGTATTCATCAAACTTTTGTTCTGCTTGTTTCCAAATAGTAGCGAATGTATCTTCATCTGAGTTAGGTGTGCTAGTAATAATAGCACGACCACCTGTTGCTAGTGTAGGAGATATTGAAGTCCAAAACTCTTCCGCAATGTTAGGTTGCACAAACGCAAACTCGTCACAGTATAGTAGCGAGATAGACATACCACGTCCTGTGTTGCCTGTAGTTGTTTGACTTACAATACGTGATCCATTTTCAAATTCGATGCTACCTTTGTTATAACTTGTAACACCTGCTCTAATATGATCTGGACATGTTTCATATACATAGCGAATACGTGCCATAATTTCCTGTGCACCTGTGTATTTGTGTGCAGCAATTAGAATAGTCTGATCTGGATTAAACATAGCATACCATGCCAAATAAATTGCAGCACAAGTAGTTTTACCTGTCTGCCTAGGCATCATGTTAATGTTAAATCTATAACTATGATATGAATGCATTAACCGTAATTGGTATTCGTAAGGGTCAAATAAAAGTTTACCTTTTACTGGATGTTGAATATATGCAAACTTACGTGCAAAGTGAAGATAACCTTCATCAGGATCCATACACTTTGCTAGGTCCTGTATTTGCGCTTCAGTATATGTTTCTTTAGTATTGGCTTTTTTGGTTAATACGCCGTCTAAACTCTTACTCATGCTAGTATTTAACCAAAAGAATAGGGCTTGAAAGCCCTATTGAATTATGATGGATTTATTATACAGTAGTTGTACTGCCTACTTTAGCACTTGCACCTGTAACAGGTTTTTTATTAGGTTCTTCTGGATCTGCTGCTAGAATGCCACCGTTAGGAAGAGCAGAACCACCTACCATAATACTTTCTGGTACTAGTCCGTGATCTGATTGTAGTTGTGCTTTAATAGATGCCTCAACATTTGTCTCGCTGTCATCTACAGTTACAAATGCTTCATGAGGTTTATCTTCAACTCCTGGACCCCAGTCTATTGTTACCCAATATTGCATAGTTTATCTCCTAATACCTTTTTATTTACAACCACAACTGCTACAAGCCATTAATTTTTTCTTGCCTGGCTCGCCGCATTCAGGACATTCACCTTCTTCGTCATCAGCTTCGTCATCAGCTTCTTTAAAGTTTGCGTATTCGTCTTTTAGTGATTTAAGAATTTGTTGTTCTAGTGTTTCTTCGTCGTCTTCTAAAGCCATTGGATTGTCACCGCCTGCTGTTGCAGGATATGATTTTTTAGACTTGTGTAAATCATCACCTGAATCAATTATATCATCAATTGACCCGTAACGCTCATCTGGCTCGTTATCGTATTCTGCTACTGCTTCATCGTCATTTTCAATAGAATCGTTGCAACTGCTCATACCAATGTGTACTTTGCCACATTTTGGACAAGGTTCACTTTGCATGCCTGGCTTTAGATCGTCCATGTCTTTTGGACCGTCAACGATATCACGTAGTCTTTCCATATCTCTGCGCATTGGTAACATTTCTGCATCTGCAGGTTTTGCATCACTAAGACCTGCATTCTTCATCATATCGATTAAGTCTTGTACATGATCTTTACCACTTGCATTGATGCTTACATTCATTGAAACAGGAGAGCCTTCAGTTGCTGGCATCGGTGGCTGCGGTGCCATTGGCATTCCTTCCATTGTTCCACATTCGTCTAGAGATTCTAGTATTTTTTTCATTTCCATTTAATTTGCCTCCGGTGCCGCTGCACTTGGTTCGTGCTCGCGTTCTTTACGAGCTTTTTCTAACTCTTTAAGAAGATCCATAACACGGTTATTGCCAACACTTTCTTGTGCGCTTTCGCCAGCCATGTCTTCTTTGGTTAATAAGGTTTCATAAGTAGTATCTTCTGGCATTTCTTGATACTTTTCTTGCATTTCTTCTGGATTACGTACAATGATATATGCTTGATCAATATTACAGCACTGTCCAATATATTCTTGTAATACTGTTTGTGTTGAAGGATAATTTAACTCGACTTCAAAATATGTAACTTCCATGTTTTCTAGCTGGGGGAAATCTAGTGGACGTTCTTGTATTGGAGTCTTTTTACCTTTAGACATACTAGCAACACTATACTTTTCCAAGCAAGTTTTAATGCTTTTTTCACAGCCTTCTGGTAGCTCTCCTGCAATACCTATTTTAAAATTGTAAGTCTTTTTAGACTCATTTAATATTTCTTGAAATCTTGTTTCCATTGTACATATTTCCCGTTATATGTTATTTATCTTTATCGAGCCCTTTAAGTCTCTCTAGTAGGCTGTTGCGATCAGTAACTACATATCCTTCGCCACTAATTATACCTTCGTCTGAGCCACTATCTTTATCCATTTTTTCTTTTTTAAGTTGTAGCTCAATCATTTTTAGTTTTTTATCTAGTTTAGCAGTTTTGGCATCTAAACTAGTTTTAAGCATACTACCAGCAACTTCAAAAACACGACCACTATAGCGACTTTCAACATTCATGCCTAAGTCCATTAAATCTTCATATGCTGTTAAAGCACGTTGGGCAATGTCTTCTAATTCAGAGTCTGCTTTGTCACCTAAGCCTTTTACTTGCGGTAATGCTTTAGAAATTTTATCAAAGTCTTCTATATCGCGAAAACTTTCTTCATGTGCGAGTTCGTGTTTAGCCTGGGCCTTTTCTTGTGCTTCGGCTTGTTTGATAATCTCTTTAGAGTCATCCATGTTAAGCAAATCTTCTAGTTTTTTAGTCATAGTCCTTTACCATTATATGCTACTATTATTTATCGTCGCTTGCCGTTGTGAAAAATATCTTGTTCAGTTATAATTCTAAAAAATATGCCTTTTTGTTTACAATATGCTCTTGCTGCTTCCCACTTTGCTTGATTAACTATCCAAGCAGCTTGATTAGCTCTACTTCTACCTAGTTTTTCTTTAAGTGTTTGATTTTCTGGCTTTACTTCTATAAGCTCTACACGTTGTTTGCCTTTTCTATCTGCATATGCAATAAAAAAATCAGGTACGTATATTGTATGTTTACCAGTTAGTGGATTTTTATAAGGAATTTTAATTGCTTCTGAAGCCCATTTTGCAACACTAGGGTGTTCGTCGCAAAACTTCATAAATGTAAATTCCCAACTTGAACGATAAGTTGGTGTCTTTGTGCCTACATACTTCTCAGGATTTTTGAGAGTAAATTTTCCTTGTGCAAATCGACCCATGACATTTTAGAAAATAATATTTCTCTTCTCAAGTTTTTCATATTTAGATGACACTTTAAATCCAAGTGTGCTTGTTTTTTCTCTACTATAGTTTAATATATTAGTAACAATATCACTTAGTTGTGTTTTGTTTAAACCTTGTAAAGTGTCAATTAACTGAAACACTTTAATATTATCAATTTTTGCTTGAGTTAATAATGCTGTTGCAACTGCAATAGCACTAGTTTTTTCAAAGCCTCTTTTTTCAAAAAAACCAATTACGGCGTCTACGTCATTTGCAGGATAAGATACTGACTGTGTAAGATACTGATCAAAAAATTCTTTTACTTCTGAAGCACTGTCGTTAGATTCGTATTTTGGTAAATTTCCTGCTGTATTGGCCATTATGTATTTCCTATTGGATTTTTCTGTGCAGCAATAGTATTATTGCCAGATTGTGTTTCAACGTATTTATTGAGTAGCTCGTTGGCTATAGACACCATTTTGGGATCTTCTTTATCTAATAAAGCAAATACTTCTGCTTGAATTGTTTCTTTTTCGTTTACTGTTAAAGAATCATATGCAGTCAAACTTTGTGCTGCACCTACAGAAAATGCAGTAACTGATCCTGCAGCAACCCCTAGTGCAACTGCGCGACTAGCAACTTTATCTCTTAGTTCGGCATTTTCATTAAGTGTAGTTGTAATTGTAGTAATTGGTAATTGTTTATTAGTTTTTTGTGTAGTTATTGCTTCTGCTTCAGTTACTTGCGAACCATTTCCTCCTGACTTAGGAAAACTTGTATTTGCTAGTCCACTTACATTTGTACCTGTTGCTGTTCTAATTGTTTGTCCTGCAACTTGGAATGCTTCATTACGTATTCCATCTTTTGTAAGTGTTTTTGCATTTCTAACAGTACGTGCTGCTGTTAGAATTGTTCCTAAATCTGCCTTGCCGCTTGCTATATCACCTAGCACACTAACACCACCTGCAAGTACGCCCGAACTTCCAAATAGGCTAGATGCACTACCTGCACTAATAGGACTAGGTGTTGAATCGTAATGTACACTTCCAAATCCTTTTGGAGTACTACCTTCTTCAATTGGACCATCTGCATAGAATACTGTTTCGTATGCTACAGTCATTGAACTTTGCGTAGGTTCAGCACTTACACTATTATCTAGTGTATCATGTTGCCAACCTTCAATAATTGGATTAACAAGAGTCATAGTTAAGTATTGATGACGTGCAAGTTGACTAATTTGTATGCTAGTAAAGAAAGGTTCAAATTGATTATTGTCTAAACCATATCTATATGAATTTGCATCACTTCCTTTGTATGTATTAAATCTATCATAAGGACGAGCACTTTGATTTGGTGCGCCTGCACCATCTCTGCTGCCGTATGTGCCATCTGCAAAATAATAGTTATAATATGCTGTCCATAATTGTGTTACAATACTATTATTATCATCATGGAAAGTAATAGTACAAGGACTATAATCTATTCTAGTTTGTAGGTTCTTTTTACGGTTATATTTGTTTTTAGTTTCTACTTGTATATCAAACTTTGGCATAGTTATATTTTTTACAAGCATATTAACTTCATTACTATGTCGTTGTACCCATCCTGGTAAAACTTTGTTTACAACATTATCATTTAAGTTAAGAGTACAATGAAAAAGAAACTTTTGCTTAGGAGCAAGACGAAAATTATCATCAGTAAATAGTCGTGCAGCATGAGTCCAGTCGCCCATGTTACCTTTAGGTGCTAATGCACCATTAACTAAATTATCAAAAAAACCATTGAATATATTTGCCATACTAATATTTATCCAATGTAATAAAGTGCGTATATAAAGAAATAGGGGCTCGAAGCCCCTAATTCAGTTTGACGTGTTGACTTAAAAACTAATATTAACCAGTTACTTGCGGAATAGATGCTACAACTTTTCCGAACGCACCGCCTACACCAACACCTGCGTTTTCGCCTGTTTGGATAGCGTTATCGTACTTAATAGTAAGTGAAACTGTTGCTGGCTCGTTAGCACTGTATGCTAGTGAGTTATAGTTTGCACTTTCCACATAACAACCGTATAGTTCAAAAGTTTCTAATGCGCTTACTGCATTGTTACCATTACCACCGTCTAGAACTTCAATTCTAGTTACAAATTTATAATCTATACCAGATGCTGCACTTGATTGTTCCATGAAGTCGAACTGTCTTTGTAACTGTTCGCCAACTAGTCTTGAAACTTTTCCTTCTGCATCATCTCTTAAGTTTAATGTAATAGCTTCCCAGGTATGTTTACCTGCAAGATAAACTCTTGAGTTATATACGTCAACAGTCATTGTCTCGAAGCTCACGTTTGGTCTAGTAACATCAACAACTTGCTTAGTTAATTCAGTAACTTCGCCCGCCGAAACACCAAAGTTCTCCAAGCTCACTCTAAAGCGATATTGAAGTTTTGGCATAAGCAATCCTTGCGATGAAGGACTGCTATCGGTAGCCAATGGTACTGTGATTCTTGATAGTGATGAAATAGCCATTTAATTTGCTCCTATGTTAATATTATTTATCATTTTTACAAGCCTGCTATTTCCCCAGTATTTTTCAAGCGTAGTGGAATGTAAATAAATTCAACTGCTTTAACTGGCTCAATCGCGATATCTAAGTATAGCTCGTTTCTATCTATACGTGCCGGAGTGTTGTTGCTTTCGTCACATACAACTAGGTAGTCGTATAGTGCTCTTGCTCCAACTAGCTCTAGCATTAAACTCTCTGCTGCCTGTTTGATCTGATCACGTGTGATCTTATCATTAGGCTCAAAGATATATGGTTTCGCTAGTTTGTTCAACTGTCCACGTAAGTAAATTACTAAACGTGCTACGTTGATTCTATCTAGTGAACTTGCGCCTCTTGCACGAGTCTTTTGACCGTATGCAACTAGACCTGCTCCATTGATAAATGTAATCGGGTTAACGTTTACACTGTACAGTGTGTCACGTTGTCCTTCGTTAAGTGCAATGCTTACAAATTCGCCTTCGCCATCAATATAACCTGTTGCTGTTGCGTTTGTAATACCACCGCGTCTTGTACCTGCTGGTGCAAACCATGGATAGCTAACTTGATCACTTAGTGCAATAGTACGTAGCATCATGTGACTTGGAGGAACAACAACATTGTTACCTGCGTTGTCGCTTGTAAAGCCCCATGGGTAGAAGATACCTAAGTATTCATCTCTACTTACTAGTCCGTCATCATTGTCTTCAACTGCTAGTGCAACGTTCTGACCCCATTCATTTAATGAAGTAGCGTCCGAAGTTAATCTTGCTGGAGAATCGCCAACAATAAATGCACTTAGTCCTCTATCATAGTTTAGACTGATCATTTCACCAATTAGTTCTGGATAACCTGGTGTAGCCATTAAGTTAAAGATACGTGATTCATCATCTCTAATGTCATCGTTACTATTAACTGTTGCTTGTAGTTGTTGTACAACAACTTTACGCTGTGCGTGTCTACCAAATGATCCGCTACCATCTTCTTGGTTAGCAGATTCAGTAACCCAACGATTTGCATCATAAGATGCCATTGATACGTCATTCATTCTTGGGTTATCAGCTGTTTTGTCAATGTAATTGCGTACAAATTTCTTAACGTTAAAGCCGCTTCTACGCATGTTCCAAAGTAGCATACCTCGTGGGTAAAGTGCTGGATCTGGAGCATCTGGATCTAAGAAGTCGCTGGATAGTAGTTCATCAATAGTAGCTTCTTCACTGCCACCTGTTGTATTCCAACGTGCATCTGCAAAAAGAACACCATTTTCTGTAGTTTGATCTGACTTATCAATTAGTCTCCATTCTTGAGCATCATTGTTCCAACGTCTAATAGTTGGATAATTTTCTAAGTCTGATGTATCAACCCAAATGTCTTGATCTACTGGACTGCTTGGCTCGCTTGCTGCAACGGTAGTACCATTACTTGAACTATGTAGTGTGTTATATCCTACCCAAGTAGTACCATTGTGTACCATCATGTCAACTTCGTCTACAACTGAGCTGTACCATAGTGTACCGTCTGCTGTTGTTGAAGTTGGAGCATCTGCTGAAGCAGTAAATGTTGTTACTGGTGCCCAGTTAGAAATAACTAGTTCATTAGTTGAGTCACCTGTTGGTGCATCATAAACATTATCAGCTGCACTTGTAAATCCTAGAAGTGTTAGTGGGCTAGTAGCCGAACCATCATCTAGTCTAATGTCGCCGCCTAGTGTATGCTCAATAACAACTTTGTTATTTGCATCTACTGAAGCAACAATATTAGTAAAGCCTGCTGCGTTAATAGCATCTGCCATTGTGTCTGCGTCAGCTGCTGTACCTGCTGCTGTAAAGCTAACAGTTTTTTGTGCGCTTAGAGCACCGCTTTCGCCTACTTTAGTTTCTTGTGCTTTAAATGAATATGTAGTTGCTCCTGTTAACTGAGCTGCTACTATTGCACTTGTAGCAGTTGTTCTGCCACTTGCTGCTCTTTTGAATACTTTAAAATCACCTAGTTTACTTGCTGCTTCAGTCCAGTTGTACTGTACATAAAGATCGTCAACTGCTAGGTTTGCTCCACCGCCGGCTTTATCTAGGCCTTCTAATGCTGCTTGGTTAGTAGCATAAATTGGTGCGCTAATTAGATCCCAAAGTTCAGTGTCAGCGTTCCAAGATTTAATTCTCCATCTTGCACCACTGTTTGGTTCTGTAGTTTTAATCCATATACTTCCTGTTGGACGTTCTGTTTGACCTGAACCTGATGATTTCCATTGTGGAACACTTGTATGAGGATCAATTGCTAGTGCTGGAACATTATATGTTGCTCCGCCTGCTGTAATACCTAATGTTGCTGCTAGGTTATTGTTACCTTCTGTAACTGTGAAACTTGAAGAAACACTACCGTCATTGTAAATTACTAACTGGTTGTTAACATTTGCTAATGAAACACCTGTACCACTTAGTGTAGTATTTGAATCAGTAACAATAGTATCTAGTGAAGTTGCTGATCCACCGCTTGCTGCTGCTGTAACATTGTAGTTATTGCCGCCGACGCCAATAACAAATGCATCAGTGTCAAGTAGTGAGCTTGCTACAGAACCTGTAACAACAACTGAACCAGTTACACTAGGAACGCTACCTACCCAGTCAGTTGAGCCAACTTGTACCCAAGTACCGCTTTGATTTTTATACCATACTCTGTATACAGTTGAAAGGCCTGCTGTAATAGCGTAGTCGCCAATTGCGCCTACTGAACCTTTTGGTGTATATGGAGTGCTACCGCTTGTTTTAGCAGAATCAGTAATTACAATAGGAGTCTTTACAGAAAAACTCTGTCCGCCTGCTGTTGACGCTGCTGCGCCATTCCACTCAAAAATACCAAATGCAGATGAAGCAGTATCTACCCAAAGAGCGCCGTCTGCTGGATCGCCTGCTGGTGCATCTGCTGTTGCTTGTAAAGAACCTAAGTCTACGTCTGCTCTGACAACCCATGCTCTGTTAGAAACACCAAGTAATGAGTAAGCTGCTTGTAATCCGTATTCATTAAGTTCTCCTGCATGAATTGGATTGTTGTTGTTATCAGTATAAAATACTGGATCTCCAAAGGTCTCTGTCAAATCGCGCTGCGAAGTAAGCAAGTAAGGCTTACCGGCATTTGCTTTTGTAGTACCTGGAGCAATACCTGTGCCAGCGCCATTAGTTTTGTTTTCGGCGGTGGCTACGAATATCATTGGAACTGTACCTGGCTCCGCTGGTGTGTAGAAACTTTCGTCTACTACGGATACCTGTACTCCGGGTGATGTTAGTGCCATTATATTTCTCCTATTAATAATGTTTGAGCGTTTGTTATAGTTATTTAGCAGACTTTGAATAATTTAATGGTATAATCACCTAGAAAAAGGCACCGAAAAGGTGAGGTAAATACAGTATGAGACCATTATGTAAGTGCGGACAGCGTCCTGCTGCTATAAATTATAAAAAAGACGGCAAGACATATTATCGAACACTATGTGAACGTTGTTTACGTAACGGCGTAGGGCACGGAATACCTAAATGGAAACAACGAGGGTATGAGAAAAAAGATATTTGTGAGAAGTGCGGATTTAAATCTAAACACACTGAGCAATTCAATGTATTTCATATTGATGGAGATTTAAATAATTGTCGTCCGACTAATCTGAAAACAATTTGTGCAAATTGTCAGCGTCTTCTTCAAAAGGACGGGGTGCGCTGGAAGCAAGGTGACCTAGTCCCTGATTTCTAAAGATAGTACGAATAAGAGTATCGACATTTCTTTCTAATCTTTTTAAGTCGCCATTATTGTCAATAGTGTAATCGCACATCCATTGTTCGATGCTCATTGAACTTGGATCTTCTGTAGGCAAATGATCTGTACGATCTATCCAAATAGCATAATCAAAAATTTCTTCGTTTTGCATGGCGAAGAATTCACGCTTGTTACGCAAGCCACAGTATATTTGATTTTGAGCAAACAGGTTGCGTCCAAGGCGTGCCAAATCATCTTTACAATAGTCGTGTATCATGTTGTACCACTCTGTACGATGATTGTGTCGATCTGCGTAACACTCTTCTTCGTTAGCGTAACCGTACTTGTCTTTTAGATCGTTGAATATAAACAACTCAGAACAGAATTTTGAACTTGACTGGAATGTGTAACCATATTTTTCTAACATTTCACAGACAGTATCTTTACCATGTCTGCCGTGTCCAACAACAAGTAGTTTAGGTAACATAAGTTAAATTATCCTTTGTATAATATACTTTACAGTATATAGAATAATTACGTTTTTGTCAAGTATTTTTTACTTTTTTGAGCTTGTCGTTTTGCCCAGGCTGCTTCAAAACCAATCTCATGCTGATATGCTTCAATGTTACCCCATAATCTTTTTACATAAGATTCATAAGTAGACATTATATCTTTTTCCTGCCATGATTCAGGGATGAGTTGACCTTTTACAATCCAATACAAACGATTTGCTTCTTTAAGTTGGAAGTATGTCATACTGTATTTACAGTAGACTTAGATTATAGCGTTAACATTAACCAATAGTGAAGCCGTAGCCGGCACCGCCTGCAACAGCCATTGAAACATCTGCTTCTAGTTTTTCCATTTCAGCTTGTGCTTCTGCTTTTAATGCATCACCGTTAAGTGCAGAACCACCTTGTGGGCCAGCAATAGTAGCAAATTTACTACGTGCTTCGCCTAACATAAATTTACAAGCAGCAAGCGTGTAATCTTTAATCCATTGGCTTGCTAGATAATCGTTCAGTAGTTCACTATCAGGACGATAGTTGTAAACATAGAGAAGTAGATTTTCTTCAGTGCGTGGACGTTGTAACAGAGTTAACTTTTTACTAGTTGTATTCCATTTAAATTCAATAAATGAACCAAACATTCTGCCTACAAGTTCTTGGTATCCTGCAAACAGGTCATATGTGGCTAGACCTCCTAAATTGCTGCTTGACAAAAGATAAGTGTTTGTGTAAGCAAGATTGAATGGTTCAAATAATGTGCCGCCGTCACCGCCACCGCTACGTGAGCCAATGCTTCTACGGAATAATTTACGAACTTCTACTACTTCGTTTGGAAGTATGTATTCGTTTTGATCTTCAACAGTAGGCATAAACAAGTATGACTCTTCAACACTATTGTCCGAACGCTGTCTAAATTTAGCAAATGCTTTTTTTAATGCAGTTTCATAGTGGATAGGATCTAGCTCGACATCTACCATTCCTCCGCCAAGGAATGCATTTACATAGTCGAAAACTTCTTGTTTTTGTGTTTGCGATACTGCCATTTATGTTTCTCCGTTATAGTATTTATCTTTCGATAAATATGTGTATGCCAAGACTTAGTTTATATAAACCAGAGCGCGGTGCAGACTATAAGTTTCTGGATCGACAAATTAACGAAATGTTTACCATAGGTGGTACAGACCTTTTTGTCCACAAGTATATTGGTACGAATGACGGAACAACAGAAAAGGATCATACACAAATCCAAGATATGTTGTTTTTAGAAAATCGTGATAGAAAATACGATCCAGATATCTATACAATTAGAGGCATTTATAATGTACAGGATATTGATTTTGATCTTAGCCAATTTGGATTGTTTTTAACTAACGATACATTGTTTATGACTGTGCATATTACAAGCTCAGTTGAAGCAATAGGACGTAAACTAATGCCTGGTGATGTAATTGAATTACCTCACTTAAAAGATGAATATGCACTAAACGACTTTAGTGTAGCACTAAAACGTTTTTATGTTATTGAAGATATCAATCGTGCTGCTGAAGGATTTTCGCCAACTTGGTATCCACATTTATATAGACTAAAACTTAAACAGATTGTTGATAGTCAAGAATTTAAAGACATTCTCGATTTACCTGCAAGTGAAGATCATCCAGAAGACGGCACATTGCGTGATGTATTAAGTACGTTTGAAGCAGAAATGCAAGTTAATGATGCTGTAGTTGCAGAAGCAGAAGCAAATACACCTAAGAGTGGTTATGCTGTAGATGAAAATTATTATACCCTTGCTGTAGATGAAAATACAGGCAGGAAAAAGATTCAACAAACAGATAGTCAAGGTAATGTTACAGATAAAGCAACTCCGACAAGAACCGGTTATAGTGGTCTTCTTATTGGAGACGAGTTTGCACCTAATGGCAGTAACTTTAGTAGTGGTATTAGTTTTCCACTTAATGCTGTTACAGGCGATTATTTTTTAAGAACAGACTTTTTACCACAACGTATGTTCCGCTATGATGGTAGACGTTGGTTAAAAGTACACGATGTTAAGAGAGCTCCAATGGACAACGGTACTACACAAACATTGCGTGGATCATTTATTAATGATGTAGACACCTACATCTACAACACACCAATTGCACAAGATTTTGTACGTCTAACTGTAGGACAAACTGTAATTAATACAGAAATTGCATACACAACTGCAAAATATCTCCAGATAGAATTTACATCAACTACAGGTGACGGATATATTAGATTACCATTTATAATTGAAGATTATCCTGGTATGCTTACAAGTTATGATGACAATGGAACCGAACGTGTTAAAATTACATTACCAGAAGATGTTGTTAAATATGAAGGATTATATAGTTTAACACTACATAATGTACGAACACAACAGCGTCAGGCGCTTTCTCAAGTATTAAGACCTAAGGCGGATAACTAATGGCTGAACACTTTTATGATGGACAAATAAGAAAGTATCTTGTACAAATGATGCGACTGCTTAGTAACTTTAGTTACAAGACAGGCGACGGCACTACTATACAAGTTCCAGTTATGTACGGGGATATGACTAGACAAGTAAGTGCTATCTTGCGTGATAATTCAGAAAATAAAATACCTAGTGCTCCTAGAATGTCTGTATATATTACAGGTTTAGATATAGACAGAGAACGTACTTCAGATGCTAGTTATACAAATAAAAGACATATAAGAGAACGTGTAAAAGATAATAGCGGTAATTATATTGATGATCAAGGACGTCAATATACTGTAGAACGTTTAATGCCTACACCCTACAAACTTACAATGAACTGTGATATATGGGCAACTAATACAGATATGAAGTTGCAAATAATGGAGCAGATTTTAATGTTGTTTAATCCAAGTTTTGATATACAAACCACAGACAACTATTTAGACTGGACAAGTTTAACTACAGTCATGCTAGATAGTGTTAACTTTAGCACTCGTACTATTCCAGTTGGCGTTGATAGTGAAATAGATGTTGGACAAATGACATTTAGTACACCAATTTATATTAGTCCTCCTGCTAAGGTTAAACGTCTTGGTGTTGTTACTAATATTGTTACTAGTATTTTTGACGGTGACGGTTATTATGACTTTGAAAAATTACTCGAAGGTACTAATCTGTTTAGTATTGGTGGATATACACAGTCGTTCGAAGACGGCGGCACACAGAACGAAGTTGTAGATACTGGTGCATTTCCAAATGACGGTGACGGTATATTAACTCCAAGAAAACAAGTTACACGAGTTAACAAACCAGTTGTAAAAAATCCATTACAAGAAAGAATTCTTATCTTAAACGGAGATGCACAAATATTAGATAATGGATTACCTAGTAATTTTAAATGGAGCGATTATTTTACAGAACTTACAGGAAAATATCAAGCAGGGTTAAGTATAATATACTTAAGAAAACCGGATATACAAGGGTTAGTTGCTGGTCGTATTACTATTAATACGCTAGACGAAACTAAACTTTCTATAGATTGGGATAGAGATACACTGCCTAGTAATACTACAATACAAGGTCCTGCAAGAGATGCAAATCAATATTCAAGTGTAGACTTTATTATTGATCCGTTGCGTTATGATCCAAAATCAGATACAGGAAAAGCAGGTGTTAGATTACTACTATTAGGCGCTATAGGTGACGCTTCAAATACAGACGGAAGTTATGCTTGGAAAAATACTGATAACTCAGACTTTGTAGCAGGAGCTAATGATATTATAGAATATGACGGTGCAAATTGGCATATTGTGTTTGATGCAAGTAAAGAGTACTTGCCATACAACAACGAAACTATTACAACAGTATATACTACAAATCTTAACACAGGAGTTCAATACTACTGGGACGGTGATCAATGGCTATTAAGCGTAGACGGTGAATATGCCAAAGGTGACTGGACTATACGTCTAGACGGATAATTACTTGTATGAACAAGATTATCTGTAGTGGTGCTCTCTTTTACGCATTAAATACCAAAAGATTTTTATTCTTACACAGAGTAAACGGTAAAACAGCCGGTACTTGGGGTCTTGTAGGTGGCGGCACAGAAAACGGTGAAACACCATTTGAAGGTTTAAAAAGAGAAATACAAGAAGAAGTAGGTAATATTCCTAAAATTATAAAAACAATTCCTTTAGAAACATTTGTTTCTAACGATTCAAAATTTAATTTTCATACATATCTTGTAGTTATAAAAGAAGAATTTTTACCAACGCTAAATTCAGAACACAGCGGGTATGCATGGGTTGAATTTGGTTGTTGGCCAAAAACTTTACATCAAGGCTTAAGAAATACACTACAGAATAAAACCAATTTAAATAAACTTGAAACAGTATTTCAAGTAATTAATCTATTAGAGGTTTAAATGAAAGACAATATAAAACAACACGACTGGGGCTATGAAATAGCTTGGGTAACAAAAGATACATACTATAGTAAAATTATTGCATTTAATAAACCTGCTAGAACAAGTATGAGCTTTCATAAATTAAGAAATAAGAGTTGGTTTATAAATGACGGACAATTTAAAATTAGATGGATTGATACTAAAACTGGTCAAGCGTATGAAAGCGAACTTAAAGAAGGATTAACTTTCGATGTTCCTGCACTTATGCCTATAAGTATTGAGTGTATAAGTCCTACAGGAAGTTTTACCGAAGTCGGTGATGTTTCAAAAACTGATGATGCATATCATCTTTCTCCAACAGGAGTAGCAAATGATTCCACGCCTTAAGTATTCTCAAAAATATATAAATGAATTAGAAAAATTTAAAGATGGTGTTGAAAAAATTACCAATCAAGATTCTAAAAATAAAGGACAATTACTTCTTAAGCAACTTCAAGATAAAGTAGATCTAATAGATAGTTTACACAGTGATACAGGGTTTACTAATCTTAAGTTAACCAAAGAAGAAATTGCTAATACTGTTAAAATAAGACACCAGTTAGCACAACTAATTAAATAGTTGAGAATCTTTTAACTTGAATAGATCCTACCATTGCAGGGTGTGCTGTACACTGATATCGATACCCTCCGGAAATGTTTTCTGGAATTCTCCAATATAACGTTCCGTCTGACCAACCTTGAGCTTGTGATCCAGTCAATACTCTGCCTTCATTTGATACATGAAACACTCCGGTATTGTACTGATTGCCTAATGGATCTTGTATTTCAAACGGGTGTCCTGTTGCGTTAGTTAAGTCAAATGATACTGTTGTTCCTGACAATACATAGATTGTTGGGTTATTTGCAGAATAGTGTGGTTGGAAAGTATATGCTGTGATGCCAACACTACCTACTTTAAATTGTACCAATGTAGGTTCTACAATGTTGTTGATTGTGAAGAATCCTGTATCGCCTCTAATAATATTAGGAAATGCATTTTCCCATTCAGTACCATTCCAATATAAAACAGAACCCTTTGCATCTAATGGCGCATTTTGTGCCCAAGTAAATGCAACATCTGATAAATCTTCAATTGAAGTAGGTACAACAGGAGGTGTATAACTAAACACACCTGATGTATTATTATATGTTAGTGTTCCACTGCCGCTTGCTGTATTCTGTGTAACGCTTAAATCAGTTAATGAAATACCTCCGCCGCCGCTTGCTACTGATGCAGGCTCCCAAACACTGTTAGTTGAATTCCATGAAAGTACTTCACCGTTGTTAGGAGCCGATGTTGTTGTGTCAACATCGCTTAATGCATCTATGCTAATAGAGTTTAGATCTGTTGCACTAACGCTGGTAAGATAAGAACCTAAATCACTTATTTGACTTTCTGTAATACTTAATGCACTTTGGTGTTGTGTTACTGAACTTTGTGTAATGTTTGCATTAGGTACATCTGCCCATGTAACTGCTGCTGTTAAATCGTTTGTTTCTGTATAACTTGTTAAGTAACTTGACAAATCAGGTGGTGTATAACGGAACACACCTGTTGTATTATCATAACTAATTGCACCGTCACCGCTTGCTGTTAGTTCGTTACCTACACTAAAATCTGCTAGTGTTGCAACTGTAGGAGTATTAGTAAAGTTATTGTAGTCTAGATAATATGTACTGTCAAATCCGTCTAATGTATCAGCGTCTAATCCACTACCGCCAGATGTTACGTCAAATCCTGGTGCCCAATGATTACCGTCCCATTTAAGAACTTGTCCAACTGCCGGTGCAGATGATGTTGTATCAACATCACTTAAAAAATCAATACTAAATGATACTAAATCTATATGTAGGTCATTGCTGTCTGTAGTGAGTTCTGTAGCAATGTTTGTTCTACCCAAAACATTTAAAGTATCTGAACCACTTGCTGCATATTGTCCATCGTCTGTAACAACAGTACTAAAAGCATTAGTAACACCACCTGTTACATTTGCATTAATAGTTAGCGTATCACCGGTGATTGCTGTTGTAACATTTGAGCCGCCAGCAACAGTTAATGTGTCGTTGTTTATATCTGCTGTTGTGCTTCCGGTATCTGCTGCTATTGTATTAAATGTGTTAACATTTACCGATACTTGTGCTGGAACAACATTCCATACAGTGCCATCAAACTCCCAGGTGGTTCCGCCCGATGTATATTGGTCTCCTATCGAAGGACTATCTGGAAAATTTAAAGCCATGTTGTTTTTATCCTCTTTATCATATTTATGCTATAATGTCTAGTGGTTCGTTTACCAAGAAACCAAAAGAGTTATTTACGTCTAATTCTAAAACTGTTCCTGTATTAGCACTAACATTTGACACTGTTGTACTTGCACCAGAATTTCTACCTTGAATATTAAATGGTGTTGCAGGATTAGAGGCAAATACAGCAGTTACTTGTATAGCAATACCTGATACAATACTGCTTACTGTTACGTTTGTTCCATTATCATCTAACCAAGCACTTGTACTAAGAACTATTCCCCTGTCATTAACAGTGGGAACAATTCCTGTATAACTCATAGATCCAACAGTGTTATAAGGATTAGTTACTCCATATCTACTATAAATTATACGTTGTGTTGACCCCATTAAACTTCTAAAGTCGTTGTAATCATTTGTTAATCCTGTTGTTGCTACTACACTTTTTGCATCATTTAAAAGTTTATTTTTTAAATAAGCAGGAGATACTCTTGGATTAGCTTGTAAATGTAATGCTAGTAAACCGGCTACTTGAGGAGCAGCCATACTTGTCCCCCCAATACTCATTATTTTATAATTTGAATTACCTGGATAATCAAACGTAGTATAACCAGATGCTTCATTGCTTGATGTACTCATTATACTTTCACCAGGTGCCCATATATTAACCGCAGGACCTTTTTTACTACTTGTTCTTGGTTGATCTAAACTACTTCCATTTACAGTGCTATCAATGTTACCTACAAAAAATGCATTATCACTATACGGACTACCTGGGCGATGATATAATCTAGAACTTCCGTCAAAATTAGCAAAATTATTATAATCTGTTCCGGTTGCTAAATCAGCTTTATAGTAATCATTTCCTGCTGCAATAGTAATATGAATTCCTGCATCTATCATATCTTCAACTTCTGCATTTGAAAAAGCATTTTGTGCTGGAAAAATTCTAGTACCGCCCAATGGAAGCATTATTCCATAATTTAATAAAAGGTCAGCATCTGATTGACCGCTGTATGTCCACGGAGTACCTTGATATGTTCCTCCTGTTGGAGCTGATGTAGAAGTATTTAAATACCCCCAACTCATGTTAACAACAGTAGGACGTCCACTTACTTTATTTAAATGCCACAAACGTATAGCATCAAATGCATCAGCAATTGGAATGCCAGTACCGTCAGTGCCTGTTGGTGTTTCTAATCCTTGCAATTTCATTGAATATATAGCAGCACCTTTTGCCCATCCATAAGTTTTACCTGCTGCTATACCTGCACAATGAGTTCCATGTCCGTCTCTGTCTCTGTAAAAATCTACACTTTGAGTTCCGGTTAATCCACTTAATCCATACCAATCAATTTGTACAAGTCTTGTAGTTCCTTCTGAACTTTCCCATTCTGGATGTCCTGGCTGTATACCGCTATCCATAATAACAATATCAACGCCTGACCCGTCTAATACATAATCATAATTTCCTGCTACTGTTCTACTAGAACCGTATACATTTGTTGTTTCTATACTACGTCTTAAACCCCAATTAACATCATTAACACTACTAAACCCTCTATAAAAGGTTCCTTCTTGATATGATCTAAACCCAATTTCAATGTCGTCTCTTTGATCTGGCGGTAATTCAACTGCTTCAATCCTAGGATCGTTTTCTAATTCTCTTGCTTCTTCATCTGTAAGATACCAATGAGTTATGCGGTTTGATCCTAATCTCGGATTTGCTATTTCTACTGTTCTATTTGGTATTGATTCAACACCGTATGTTGCAGACATTTCTGCATCAAGTTCAGCTAGGTTTACACCACGTTTAACAATGACAGCATATTCTTTTTCAACCATACTTAAAACTCGTATATCAATATTATTACATCGCCTACATCTACTGAAGCGCCGTCGCCTTCTCTATAAAGTATCATATCAAAGCTAGATGTACCTCTTGTAATTGGAATATAAACTCCTGTAGCATTTGTATAATCATTAATAGTTGCTACTACTTGATAATCGCTTACTGATGCATATGCTGAACTAAAACTAACAGTATAGTCACCTGACGCATTTTGTGTTACACCACTGATTCCTGAACTTCCTGTCCAGGTAGGGGATGCACCTAGTGTTACATATCCTCCATGAACCGGAGTAGGAACACCGTTAATTGTAACACCGTCTGGTGCTGTTATACTAAATGAACTTGTGCTATCAATTTGGGGTGTGCCAGCATTTGATGTTTCTAACGTATCAACAGTTAATGTGTTATTAATTGTAACAGCATCATTTGTAGTTGCACCTCTTGCAGTAATATTTGCTAGGGTTGATGTTTCTGTATAACTTGTTAGATAGCCGCTTAAATCTGGTGGAGCATAACTAAACACTCCAGTTGTATTATTGTAAGCTAAAGATCCGCCGCCATTAGCGGCATTCTGTGTTACACTTAAATCAGTAAGTGCTATTCCGCCGCCGCCACCTGTTGCTTGTAAATCAGCAGCAGGCGCCCAACTAGTTCCATTCCATTTTAAAACCTCGCCACTACTTGGTGCAGTTGCACTAACATCTGTTAAGTCTGACAGTGTAGTAGGTACAGTTGGTATAGTTGGTGTGTTTGTAAAATTATTATAGTTTAGATAGTAGGCAGAACCTTGTCCATTGAGTGTACTAGCATCTGACGAACTACTACTTCCACCACCACCAGTTGTTGCAGGTTCGATCCATTGACTACTAGTTCCATCGTTAACATAAATGTATAATTTACCAGTTTCTGTATTAAGCCATAAATTACCTGAGCTTGGATCACTCGGCACAGTGTCTGATACGTCTACTGTTGCGCCGCCACCGCTAAGATCTACGTCTTCAGGCATAAAGTGTTCGTGTTCCGCACTCCATACTAGTATTTGACCTGGAGTAGGCGGAGTCAAGTACATTACATCGCTGAATGCACTGATACTAATTCCACTTAAATCTGTATTTTTTACAAATGCACTAGTATCAACGTTGTTTAAGTCTGCTCGTGCTAATTCAAATCCAGCGACATCTTCAGATCTTCCGCTATAAACTCTTAGTGAATTTGAATCTCTAGAAAAGAATACTTCACCACTAGAACCAACGTTTCTGTCAAGAAAGTCTGTTGCTCTAGGAATTATTCGTATTCTGTCAACAATAGGTGCTGTACTCGATCCTGCCACATTAATCTCCTAAATCTATACTGTATTTATTTAGAATCAGTAGCGTCCAACACCTAGTATATAAACTCCATTCCACCAACCGTTTTCGTTTTCAACTAATTCTTCAAGAATAATACGTTCAAAATGTATATGTAACCCACTTTCTTCTAATGCTTGTTTGGCGCCTTCTACAGTGCCATCAAAATTTGCATCGTCAACTATTACTATTGCCTGATTAGAAAGTGCAGGAGCATAATGTTTGATTGCAGCTTTGGTTTCATTTTTGCCGTGAGGACCATCATAAAAGAAAACATCAATAGGTTTAAAATCTGAAATGTCAACTTGATATAAATCACCATCGTAAATTTTAATATCGTTATCACCTTGATGTGCTTGTATGTTTTTAAGAAAATCTTCTTTACTGTTTGGTGGTAATCTTGGATGATCCTCTCTAACAGGTTGAACGTTTTCTTCCCAATTATCAACAAAATATGCAGTTAACTTATTACCATCGATAGCAGGAACAGCAGTTGCTCCTAGATAACATCCTACTTCTAGATATGTTTCGGCGCAACTACAAACATTGTGTAGGAAAGATTGTATTTTATGAGATGTTAGTCCGTGTATGCGCCACATATCGATTCCACTATAATGTTATTAATTGTATATGATTTTTGCCCGTTTTTAGCTTCATAAAGTTTATCACACTTGTTACAGTCCCAACAATCAAACTTACAGTTTTTAATAAACTGTCTCCAAGCATCTATTGGTTTACCTTTTAAATTAGTGTTATTAATATATCCGTCAAAGTCAGAAAATAGTATTTCTTCTTTATTTTTATACTTTTTAATAATATCCATAGTAGAATATAACTGTGCTATACTTTCTCTACCATGCATTTTAATAACGTCTACATAATAAAGCATTTCAACCCAGTCTTGTCTCCAAGGAGGAATGTTTGCTGTCTTAAGTGGTGTAGCAGGATCTGTTACGTCCCATTTAGGACAACTTACTCTACTGATTGCATCATTAAAATATTGAGGACCTGTAGTACGTGTGTTATTAAAATGAAAATGTTCACCCATTACTGGACAACTTCCTAGGCATCCTTCGTTACCTAAAAGTGCAATTTTAATACCGTACTTTTGTTTAACTTTTTTAATTTTAATAAGTTCGTCTTTATTACGCATTAAATCTCTATCTATGTTAATATAGTGAAATCCTGCTTCTGCTTGTTTTGCAACATCAGCTGCTGTATTCACTTCTCTCAATATAGTATTTTTAATTTGTAATTGTGGGAACTCTTTTTTTATTTGTCCTGTCATTACCCAATGGGTGTGAGGAATAGTTGCAGATCGAATACCTTTATGATGATATAAAGGTTTAAAATTTTCAATCCACAAATCAAGATTACTTTGATCAGGACGGACCTGCATGTTGTTAAATGTTGCTGATAGCGGTATTCCTAACTTGTCCTGAATAATGAGTGAATTTTCAATTAAGTCGTTAGGATCATTAACAAATACATCTCCCATCGCGTCCTGATCAAATGGGGGTATACGACTTGTTATATAAACATCGTATATTAAGTCTTTATGATCAGCGCAAAATTGATAGAATTCTTCAAATTGACGCTGATTTAGTTTTGGGTTTAATGGTACACTAAACATGAAACTATCTTATTCTTCTTTGTCTTTTCTATTAAGGATCTTTTTAGCAAGTAGTTTGTCTGTAACACTAGGCACATCATATTCAGGAATTGCACCTTTATTTTCAAGCAATCCTTCGTGTACTGCTCCTGCAATTTCTTTAAGCCCTTGTGTTAATCTTTCGTTATACTGTATAGTTGTTGCAAGTGTTTCAATTTGATCTTCTTCTGGCATCATTGCAATTGAATCCATATTACCTGAACCAATTCTACCATATGAAATCATATCCATTGCTGCTTGTTTAGCCATACGTGTAACCCAGTACTTGCGTTCTTCTTCGTGATCGTAAGTATATGCCTTTTTAAGCATTTCTTTGTCACCGCCTGAAATCTTTTTAACTAAGTCGATAAAAACTTTTACTTCTTCTGAAGCTTGTTTTATTTTTCTATTCCAGACTTTAACATCATGCTCCATGTCTTCAATGTCAACAGAAATAAGTTCTTTTTGTAATTCATCTGTTGTTTCTTGAAGTTGTTTTTTTGCAATTTTAATTTCAACTAGTTTTCTTTTTAGACTGTTGTTAATGTTGTGCCAAGAGTGATGACGTGTTTCTAGTTCTAGCAAACACTGTTTTAGTTTTCTGTATGGGGTAAGTTGCGAATCAGCAACAAAATGTTCTGATTGATATTGAGATTGGCCGCTGTTTAGGTTCAATGCACCGTCTAAAATCTCATGCTCTAACTCGTCTAGCTGAAAAAATTCTTCAAACCCTTCATATGGCGAAACCCGTGTTTCTAAAGCCATATGAGCATTTGCGTTATTTTTCTCTGCTTGTGATTGTTCACTCATTTATTTCTTCTCCTTTAAAAAAGTTTCATTGGACTATGTTTATTTACAACAAAACTTTTTTTAAGGATTAGAAATTGAGTTTGTTACCAAATCTTGGGTTATTTTGATCTACGTATGTAACACCGTCTTCTTCATAGATACGTACACCGTCTTCATCCATAAGACCCATCGAAACTGCTTGTGCTGCTGGCATCATAATACCAAAATATTCTTCAAACAGAATATTCATTTGCCAAACATTTGGGGCAGTTTTAAATTTCTTCACTAGAGTCTGATATTTTACTAACATTGTAGACAGGTTATCTTCATATTGTTCTGCTTTGCTAAGGATTTTGTTAGCAAGAGCAGTTTTATCTAAAGATCTTTCAGCAGCAAGGTAATCTAAAAATGGAGTTACATGCGCAGGATCATCGCCGTAAGTTAACCATTCACGTGCTTCGTGTTTTTGAATTTCCCAACTTGCTTTTTCTACTTCTGTAGTGTTATGTAAATGACGGAATCTAAAATTGTATTCTGTATCAATAATTTCTTTAGCAAAACGATACATGAAAGTTCGGATTTGTTCTTTAATTTCAGGAGTCAGCGTAAAAGGAACTTTGTCTTCTTCAGGAATAGCATCAGTTTCTGCCCAACCTTGATCATTATTCCAAATTTTCACTGTATCTCTAATTTCAGAGAAAAACAAACTTCCATATTTTGCTTCTTCAGCTGTTACTTCTTCATAACCTGCTGGTATAGTTGGATAAATTGTATCAAACAAAGGTTCTGCAATTTCTACACAGCTTAAATCAAAAAGAGAATATAAGTCTTTGCAGTAAATGTTTGGGTCGTTTTCGCTCATACCAAAATATGGTCTCATAGCTTCTGTTTTTGTAATTATATATTTCATAGTTTAAAATCCTGATCCTGCTATTACTGTTGCTGCTCCTGTACTACAAGCACCTGATGATTGTCCGTAGTGTCCTTTAGGCATAGCATTTGCACCTAAAGTAATTTGTGAGTCTGAGGTATAACTTTGTTTCACTGTATGGTTATTTTGTTGTCCATCGTAGTGTCCCATTATATAACCCCAATCTTGTCCTTCTTCTGAATTTTCTTCTCCATAAGCTCGGACTTTGTTAAATGTTGATAATGTTGCTCCGTTAGCATCATTAAATTTAGCAATACCACTTGTAACATTGTTGCCACTAAATGCATAATGATATCCGTATTTACTTCCTAGGTTCTTAGTTTGGTAACTAGTTTTACCGTAGTAACCTCCTTGATCCCAATTTGCTGTCCAAGTTGCATTAGCCCAAGTTACGTATTGATATTCGTTTCCATTGTGATTAAAGTAGCCTCTAAGTTCGCCTCCAACAGCATCGCCTCTACCACCATAGTTAGAACCCCAACCGGTGTACATAACTTCTGTTGGAAAATGCATACGGTTAGTACTGGAAGGACCGCCTCCAGTTATCCAACCACTTTGTCCTTTCATATCTTCAGTTGCTGCTGCATCAACACGAGATACGTCCATTTTCATACCACCAACGTGATTACCAAATCCAGCAGTACCATAACCTAGTCCTTGGTTCTTTGGATCATTGCCTACATATCCATAACTAATACCGCTAGATGAAAACCCATCTGCTGTAAACATTCTAATAGATCCGTTTGCTAAACTGTAAGAACATATTTGATCATGTGAGTTAGCATATCCATTAGTTGAACAGATATATGCGTGATAATCACTCCAAAAACCATTTGTATAAGCACAATAGTTTGATAACTGTTCGCCGCAATATACTGTTGTATCAGTTTGGTGCCATGTTTTGTTTACACTGCGCCAAGGAGTAGATCCTTTGTATCCACCTGCTAGGTATCCGTGTGTAAATATTGATCTGTAACGCCACTGTGCGTTGTCTGGAGTAAAGCCAGTAAACCCGCTACCCATGTAGCCCCAGTTTGTGCCGTCACTACCGTTTGATATCAGTTTAGAACCTCTAGAATTTGCGTCTGAAGTTGGTACTGGTGTTACTTGTACTGCTCCTAGATAAAATGCCATGTTACATTCCGCTCCCTACTACTGTTGCTGCTCCAGTTGAACATGCGCCTGATGATTGTCCATAATGTCCTTTAGGCATTGCACCTGCGCCAAGTGTTACTTCTGAATCGCTTGAGTGACTCTGTTTAATAGTATGGTTATTTTGTTGTCCATCATAGTGACCCATTATATAACCATGATCTTGACCATCTTCTACGTTATCTTCACCGTAAGAGCGAACCTTGTTAAAGTTTGCTAATGTTGCACCAGTTGCATCACTAAATCTTGCTTTACCTGAAGTAACATTATTGCCAGTACCAATGTAATGATGTCCCCATTTAGTAGACTGTATTTTACAATGGTTATCTTTACCCCAACCACCGCCTTGTGGCCAGTTGGTTGTCCAAGTACTATTACTCCATGTTACATATCTATACTGTGTTCCCGACCACTGGAAGTAGCCTCTTAGCTCACCAGCACCTGCTGTGCCCCTACCGCTTTGACCTGAATCCCAGCCTGCATACATAACTTCTGTTGGGAAGTGCAAACGATTGGTAGTAGTACTCCCGCCGCCTGTCATCCAACCGCCTTGTCCTTTAATATCTTGTGTTCCGGCACCGTCTACGATAGCTGTGTTAAGTTTCATACCACCAACGTGGTTACTAAATCCGCCCGATCCGTATGTTAAGCCTTCGTTCTTTGGATCATTGCCTTCGTAGCCATAAGTTAATCCAGATGATGAAAATCCATCAGCAGTAAACATACGTATTGTGCCATTTGCTAGACTATAACTAGAAATACTGTCTCCGGCGGCATTAAATCCGCCACCAGTTTGAATATAACCGTTGTAGTCAGAATAAAAACCATCGCAGTATGCTTGTGCAAAACTAATTTGTTCACCTAAATAAATTGTAGTATCAGTTTGGTGCCAAGTTTTATTTACCGAACGCCATGGATTAGAACCTTTATATCCTGCTGCTAGATATCCATGCGTGTAAATTGATCTGTAACGCCACTGTGCGTTATCTATAGCACCACTACTAGTATTACCCATGTATCCCCAAAATGAACCTGAGGATCCGTCTGAAATAAGTGATGCTCCCCTTGATGCATCATTGCCTGGAGGAACAAATTCTAATGTAACATTTCCTAATTTAAATGCCATTATCCGTGTCCTCCTAAAACAGTTGCAGCAGCAGTTGCGCAAGCACCTGAACTTTGTCCGTAGTGTCCTTTAGGCATACAATCAGCACCCATTGTTACTTCTGAATCAGTTGAGTGTGTTTGCTTAATTGTGTGGTTATTTTGTTGTCCGTCAAAGTGACCCATAATATAACCATGATCCTGACCGTCTTCAACATTATCTTCACCGTAACTTCTTACTTTGTTAAAGTTTGCTAGTGTAGTTCCTGTTGAATCGCTAAATCTTGCTTTACCTGAAGTAACGTTATTGCCAGTACCAACATAATGGTGTCCCCATTTAGTTGATTGTATTTTACAATGGAAGTCTTTACCCCAACCACCCCAAACACCGGTACCAGACCATGTTGAGTTTGACCAAGTTACATATCGATAGTCGGATCCCCATTCAAAATAACCTCTAAGTTCTCCCGAAGCTGCTGAATTTCCTCTACCGCTTTGACCTGAATCCCAACCAGTATACATAACTTCACTTGGAAAATGCATACGGTTAGTTGCACTAGAGTTGCCACCGTTAATCCATCCACCTTGTCCTTTGATGTCTGAACAAGCTGAACAATCAACTCTGGCTACGTCCATTGCCATACCACCTACGTGGTTACCAAAGCCAGCAGAACCATAACCTAGTCCTTCGTTCTTTGGATCATTGCCTACGTATCCATAACTAATACCACTAGATGAAAATCCATCAGCAGTAAACATACGTATACTTCCGTTTGCTAGACTATAACTCGAAATATTTGCTGTTGCGCCACTAAAGCCACCACCAGATACAATATAACCATAAAAGTCACTATAGTTACCATCTGTGTATGCTTGAGTAAATGATAATTGTTCACCACAGTAAAGTGTTGTATCGGTTAAATGCCAAGTTTTGTTTACACTACGCCATGGATTAGATCCTTTATAGCCTGCTGCTAGATATCCATGCGTGTAAATGGAACGATATCTCCAAGCATTGTTATCAACTTGACCTATGCCTAGTGATCCGCCGCCCATGTAGCCCCAAAATGCTGAACCTTCACCATCTGCCATAAGTTCAGCACCGCGAGTTGCATCGCTACCTGCCGGTACTGCTGTAACTTCTTGGGTTCCGATGTAGAATGCCATTTATGCAGTCCCCTTCAATCCTTTTAGTTCGTTTATTTCTGCTTGTAAATCTTTTACTGCTTCAACTAATAGTGCAACCATGTTTTGATAGTTAATTGCTTTAGTACCCATTTCGTCTTTTTGTGTATGTACCATTTGTGGTAATACTTCTTCAACGTCTTGAGCAATTAAACCAATTTGGTTATCTCTACCATTCATTGTATACTGCTTGCCTTTTAGTCTTAAAACTTTTGATAGTGCATCTTTAATATCTGTAATATTAGATTTCAATCTTACGTCTGAGTTTGAAATAACGTCACCGCCAGCTGTAATGTCGCCGGTTGTAGTAACAGATGCTGCACTTAATGTTCCTGTAATAGTAATATTTGCACCAAAACTTGCACCGCCTGTTGTACTAAATGATGCAGCACTAACTGCTCCAGTAAAAGTACCTGAGGCTGCACTTAACCCGCCAGTAATAGTTAAATTACCTGTGTTAGGAGCAAATTGAATTCTACTTGAATACTTAACGCTAGAAAGAGTACTTCCAGTTTCACTTGAAAGCAATACTCCAACATTTCCACTTGCTGTATCACTTGCTAGTGCAAGCGTCTTTTGTGTCCAACTTAATGCACCCGAACCGTTTGTACTTAAAACGTACCCATTAGTTCCGTCTGCTCCTGGTAATGTAAAAGATACATTGTTAGTAACTGCTGCCGGAGATTTAAGTGCAACATAATTTGTACTATCTGAATCTGCTAATCTTAATTCATTACCGTCGTTGACTTGCATTGATGCTGTCGATTTAACAATACCAGTACCATTTGGTTCTAACACAACATCTGCGTTAGCAATGATGCCGGAAATTGAATTATCTTCAACAACAATTTGACCTAATATCGGTCTACCTACTTTACCTGTTGATACTTTTCTAGCCATAGTTTATTCCTTATGCTGTCGATGTTTCAATGCCATATACAACACATGTTGTATTTGCATCTGATGAACGAGCAAATACTTTTCTATCTGCTTCTAGAACAATACCAGTTCTTTCAAGTACGCCGTTTGGTAGAATTTCTGTTTCATATTCTAAGTAATCGTCGCCTTGTGGTAATGCTTGTCCTGGTTTTGCTAATGCTAACCTTACAGTCACTGAAGATGAGTTTTTATTACAAAAATTCACCGATACTACTGCGAAGTTATCATTAGGACAGTCGTATATTTCAGTATACGTTGCTGCTGCTAGATCCGCTGATCCTAATACTCCGTTTGCCATTTTTTAAATCTCCTGTTATATGCTAGATGTTTCAACATTATCTATTAATATTTATCCATTCCCCTTATCGCTGGAAGTAATTCCATGCTAAAGGATATCCTAGTACTGTTCCACTAAACACTACATTTGCTCTGATGTTAATTGGTGAACCACTTACTGTTGTAATTTGTGTACCGCCTATAAAAATATCACCTGCTGTAACACTGTTAACAACTAGTGTAGCACCACCACCACCAATTTGTGATTCAATGTATGCTTTAATTGCACGTTGAGTTGGAACAATAGTATCACTGTTTGCAGTAAAGAACGGGTCTGTACTAAATTCAGTAATACTTGCTGAGTTACCACCTAGTGTAACTTCGCCCAGTGTAAGTTCTTGTAGACCTGCAATGTTAAATGCTTCAGCGTTCAATGTAGCAACACCAGTTGCCTGTTCAACTTGGAACAAATCACCAACTCTAAAGTTACCATCTTGGTCAGTAGCAGTATAGAACACTCGTCCGCCGTCTGAGTCTACAGTTTCGTTTGACTGTACAGGATCGTTAACCGGAACTCCTGGATAATTAGTATCTACAAAGTTACCTGTACCAATGTCTAGGAAGTCGTGTCCTGTTAGACGTACTTGCGAGAATCTAATACGCATTGTTACTGGGTCACCATCTACTGGAGCATCAGTAACTGTCATACTTGGTGATATTTGTAAGAATGCAGTATAAGATCCATCATTTGAACCAATAAAGGATACTGTACTAACCAACTTAAAGAACTGTCCTGGTAAACTGTCAAATATAACGTTTGATCCTGGAACTGGTCTTGAAGTTAACTGTCTTACTGCAATATATGCGCCATACTGGTTAAAGTCAGCACTACCATTACTTGCTAATACATTTAAAGAAGCAGTTGATGATGTATAACCGCTACCTCTATGTATAAAGGTTGGGTTAGCAAGTGCTCCGTTACCTATTCTAACAACAGGAGTTACATCTTCAATGTTGTTAGGATCTGTAATAGTAATTGTAGGTGCGCTTGTATATCCTGAACCTGGTTCGTAAATTCTAAACTCAAATATTTGCTCATTTGCAATACCTGCTCTTGCTTTAGTAGTAGCACCAATGTTAGCATATCTTGCTCCTGTGCCACTAGCATTAGGAAGTATGCTAAACACACCTGCTTTTTCTGGATTACCAAACGCAACTGCGTTAAAGCCACCGGTAACTGCACCGCCTGTTAGTGTATATGCTTGCCAGTACAATCCATCTTCTGAATACTGAATTTCGTCAGTGTCGTCTGAAGTAATTACAAACACGCCTTGTCCGTATGCAACTTGTCTTTCTGTTGCAGTTAATGGAAGTGTTAAATTTCCTGCTCCTGGAATTGTAGGATTGTACCAGTTAACACCGTCTAATGAATACATTACACCATTTGTTCCACCAATTACAACAAATCTTCCATTACCCCAAGTAACATTTCCAGCGATTGTGCCTGGTAGTGTTGTATCTTGCCAAACAACACCATTGTCTGAGTAAGCAACACTTGTTGTTCCAGTTCTTGCAGCAACATACAAACCTTTACCATATGTTATACTGTCAAACCCAATTGCACTTAATGCAGATGATTGTAAGGTCCAGTTTTGACCACCGTCATCTGAGTATGCAATATCTTGATCAGCATCACTAATTACAACAAATCTGTTAACACCGGATGATACATTACCAAATGCAATTGAATTTTCGCCTGCACTGCTTAATGCTCCAGGAAGTGAACCTGCTGTCCAAGTATCACCGTCTGATGTTCTTACAATACTTCCTGATCCGTCAGCAACAATAATTGTTCCCATTGGATGGAATGTTGTTGATCCATCATCTAGTAGTCCTGTGGCAATATCTGACCAGTTACCTGCACTTGGTGCTGTAACATTTTGTGCTGTCCAGTTAATACCATCATAACTCTTAGCGCCATTACTGCTATCACCAACTGCTAGGAAGAATCCTGCTCTACCATGACCAGTAAAGTCAAAGTCAACAATTCCGCCATTTGCATCTAATGATGTAATTGTTACTGTAATATCATGAGTAGTATCTACCCCGTCTAAGTTAGAACCTTTAATAGTTACTGTATCTAAACGTAAATAGTCACTACCTGCTGCATTAATTGTAACATAGTATTTGCTGCCATTTCTTATAACATCAAAAGTTGCGCCAAAACCGTCTGATTCTGTTTCAGACGCTACGTTTGTGTATTCGCCCGCTGTTTGAATCCACTTATTTGCATGCCATGTTGTTGTAGTTGGTAGAGTTGATGCTCCGCTTGTTTTAGCTGGAGCAGTAAAATCTACATATGCTTCAATTTCATAAGTTGAAGTTGAGTTTGGTGCTTCCCAAGGCCATCCTGGAACAACATGATCCCATCCTGCTGCTCCGTCTGATTCTCTAATAACTGTTAATGCTTTTGATCCAGCGTTGTAAGTATCAATAATACCATATAGACCAACACCAGCACCGCCAGTAATTTGAACTCTCATGCCCGGGTATGCAGTTGAAATGTTACCGTCTGTAGCAGAAATTGTAAGTCCTGTTGCACTACCAACCTGCGCAGTGTTTGATACGTTTAAGTAACCTGTACCACCTTGAGTAACATTTGGAGTTTCATCAACTTGTACTTGATATGTTGCGCCATCACGGAATTCATCTGAAAGAACAATTTCATTATCGCCTGGACCAAAGAACTCAATTTCTGCTTCAGTATATTCATTACCAGCATGGTTGAATTCAACATTTAAAAGTTCATCAGCATCAGTATTAACTATTGCAATAGTTGCATTATACTGGAACTTGTTATCAACAACACCAGTTACTGGAGTTTCTTCTGGATCGGTGCCTTCTGCTACTGATCCAAATGTGCCATAAGAGTTGTTACCGTTAGTAGCACGTATACGTCCACCGTTTTCTGCTAGATAACCAACGTGTGAGTAATATGTAAACACTGACACAAGTTCTGCTCTACCATTGTTAGTAATCCAAGCACCAATACCATCACTAATTAACTGAGTGAAGTCGTTTGATACCATAGAGTCGTTACCGCCGTTGTGCAATGCACCGTCAATTTTCTGACCAATTGCACCATAACCAAAACATGTACAGTTCTGCATGTATGGAGAACGCGAAGTAATCCATACACGAGTATCATTTGGACCCCAACCTGGATCTAGTGAACTATAAGCACCCGCTGTTGGACGTCTTGTTCCATATGCGTTTGCAGGACCTAGATCACCTTTTAATCCGTCTAGTGTCTGTAGTCTTAGTCCTGTACCGTTACGCATGTAGTAGAAATCTTCTTCTTGCGATCCTAAAACAGCATTTACATACCAACGTGCTGCTAGTTTTGTTCTATAGCAACCTGGACGATATAATGTTATGCTATCTGTGTATGCACGTTTCCATTGTTGTGGATAGTTTAGATCCCATTTCATACCAAAGATAATTTCATTTAAATCTCTTGTGCATAATTGTAAATTATAATCATAATCTGCTTCTAAACTAAACATTGAACTATATGTTTTGTCAACATAACGAACAGTTCTATTTGCAATTAGTTTTGCTTTATCTAATGCAGGTGCAATTTTATCTATACCAGCTGCACCAATGTTACTTGTTGGATATGTTTTACTTGGAAAACTTGAATTGTTACCGCTACCAGCTGCTGATTCAAAAATTCCTACAAGTGTTTGTGCTTTAGTTGCATCAGCTGCTGAACCAGCAGCGTTTGAAGTATCCTGAAGTCCACCACTTAACTGAGTCCAACTTGCTGAGTCATCTAGTACAATGTTATCAATAAATGATTGTAAGTAGTTAAATGCAAGGTTACCAGCTGTTCTATTATTGTCTAAGTTAGAAATAAACGCATTTCCTACAAAATATCTATTTGCAAGTCTCCAAGATGCACTATTTCCTCCATATGTTAAGTCATATGCTAGTGCTTCTACAACGTATCCAATTTCTGTTGTAAACTGAGCAGTGTCCATAGTAGTGTAAATTGCATTGTAGTTTTGATTTAACCACTCTAATACTTCTCCAACTATAAATGAGTTATTAGCTCTTACTTGAAGTGCTGCATTAGTTAAGCCAGTATATGAATATGCATTTGCGTTGCCGGAGCCGTTAGTAACAATATCAGTTACCTCGTCGAATGCAGCATTTGCTCTTGTTAACCAAGTTCCACTATTACCTGTTCTTATGGCTTTCAATGCTGCTGTTTCTGCTTTTGCTTTACTAATACCTGCGAGTATTTCAGTTGAAGCATTGCTAGTTTGTGTAGCATTATCACCAGTTACAAAGTCTAAACCTAATGTTACAGCGTTATAGTTTGTGTTAAAATAAGAATCGTATACTACACCTTCAACTATTTCTTCAATATCTACACGAAGTTTTCCTGTATCAACATCTGATGTAATAAAATCTTCTCCAGTTAATGAAACTGCTGTTCCACCTGGTGTAGCAGAAATTGTTAATGTTGTATCTGAAGTAATATCTTTAACATAATATGTAGTTCCAGAAGCTAATCCTGCATTAGTAATTGCATCTGCAGAGTCATCTAAATTAACAAATCTAATTGCTTGGTTTTGTTCCATCCAAGTAGTATCAGAAACTGTAAGTTCGTTTGTTCCTGCTGTAGAGTTTGAAACGCCTACAGTAAACCATTCATCAACATATTTTTGAACTTCAGAGACCATAAAGTCTTTGTTTAGTTCAATCATTCTAATTGCATTCCAGACTTCCTGATCAGCAACACCTTTGTTACTGCCTTCTGGAGTTGCATTAAAGATAGTATCGTCGATCCAATCCCAAGTATTATTAATTGCATTAATGCCTTTAGCAGTTGCGTTACCATCAATAGCATTAAGTACTTGTACCTTTGCATATTCAAATGCTGCAATACTTGCAGTCTTTTGATCGCTTACTACATTACTGCTTGGAGCTCTCAAATATGAATGAGCTGCAAACATACCTGCAAAGTTTGTATTCATCGCATAATCATAAACTGCTGCATCAATAATTAATCCAACATCTCTTGAACATTTAGCATGATTATAATTAAAGTCATTATATGTATCACTAATATATTGTACTACATCAAGAATTGTTTGTGCTTTTGCATTATCAATAGCAGTTTTTTCAGTTTGTAGTGTAGCACTTACTCCTAGAGAAGCAAGATTTGGATATGTCGCTGCTGGCATGCTATTAGTGTTTCCTGCTGTAAGGACGTCTTCAATAATTTGCATGTTTGCAAGTAAAATGTTGCCTTCAGTTGACGTAGCTGGACTACCTGACTGTGTTTGTGTTTCAGCATTACCAGATGATGTTGTAACAAGAACTTCTCTTGCAATCTGATCTAAAACTGTTGCAAGCCTATCATATGCTGCGGCAGTTTGTGCTGTTTGATCTGCTGGGTAAGAGTCGCCATAAATTCCAAAATATGATTCAGCAATACGTGTAGTAGACATTGTACCACCATAAAGAATATCATATTTCATTGCTTCAACAATAAAGCCTACATCTCTAGCACACTTTGTTGAATTATATGTAAAGTTAAACCAAATACTGTTTGGATCTGGATTAGTTGTAGTATTTTCTAATACTTGATCATCAATCCATGCAGTAATTTCAGCTTCAATAAATGCCTTGTTTGCTTCTAAGTTATTAAAAGCATCGTCTGCATTTGCAGTTGGAAGCGAACTTGGTACAGGATAACTTAGTGTATCTGCTGCGGCAGATCCGTTTTCAATAATATCAACAATTTCATTAAATGCTGCATCACTACGTGCTTCTGCTGTTGCATCTGTAATATCAGCTTGTAGCTGATCTCTTGCATAACGTAAAGCACCAATTGTTTCTTTACGTTGCCCTGTTAAGTTGTATGCATTTGTAGGACGTTGATAAGCAAGTCCTGAGAACACACCATTATAGTTTGTACCTAGTGCAACATCATATGCAATATCAGTTATAATGTTTGTTAAGTCTCTACGACATATTGCACTATTATAACGGAAACTACCAAAGTTTTTACTAATAAAGTCAATTGTTCCTGTTTGAATTGTTGACTTATCGGCATTAACTGCTGTTTGTAATACATATGCATCTGAATCAGTTGATATTGTTGGATATGTAATTGCTGGAGCACTTGCATAACCTAAATCAATAGTAGTAATAATATCATCCATTAAATCGCCAATAGTAGTTGAAACTGCTATTGAGCCACCTGTACCTGCAACCTGTGGAACAGGTACTGTAGATACATCGCCGTTTGTTGACGGAGTTTGATAAGTTGGATTAACAGTAATATTACGTCCTGTTGTTTGCATTAATTCTTTTAGATATGCGTATGATGCAAGTGTTGCTGCTTTTTCTGCACTGTCAATTTGTAAATTGCCAGAAGCACCGTTAAAATATGCTTTACCTGTTTCAACACTCATCCAGTTGCCGCCATATGTCAAGTCGTAAGCGACAGCATCCAAAATTAATCCAACATCTTTAAGACATCTAGTTTTGCTGTACATTAAATCTGGATATTGATCTGCTAGATATGCTTCAATCTCTGCTTTAATGAATGGCTTGTTAAGTAAGAACAAGTCTCTTGAATAACCATAGTTAGCATCAGATAACTCGTATGCAGGAGTATAAATTGCTTCAATTTTATCACCAATTGAACTATCAATTTGTCTACGTACTGTACGTGCTAATTTTTGTACTTGTGGTCCAACTACGTCAGTTTCTGCATAAGGCCATGTTTGATCTTGTAGTTCAACATTTCCGCTTGTTGCTGTAACTGCAACGCCTTCAACAATGTCACCGACAATTTCTTCCATTCTTTCAAGTGCTTTGAAACTGAATGGAACATCTTTTCTTGGTGTTAAAGTGCCGTTGCCTTGCTTTCTAGGCTGTACGTTTGTTGCACGAAGTTCATCGCCCATAATACAACACTCTGCTGGAACAATAATTGGAAGTACTTCGTTGTAGTATCCAGTAGAAACTTTAACAAGTGTAGTTGGTACTAATTTCTTAGGCATACTTCTTTCATTGCCTTCAGCAATAGTATCTGTAATAATGCCTACATTTTCTGTAATGTGCGAAATTACATCTTCTGCAGAAATGTTAGCATCAAACCATTGTGCTACAACCGCAGTTGAATTATCACCGTTTGTAGTTTGATAGTTAACACTAGGTGCTGTTTGATTAAGTACATTTTCAATAACTGATAAACCATAGTTAATTGATGCAATAGTTTGATCTTCTTGTCCTAATGTATAAAGTGCCGATCCTGTGTCTACATATGAATATGCAGCGTCCCATGAATACTCGTTGCCACCGTGTTTGATATCCCAAATAAGTGCGTCAACAATATAGCCCATGTCTCTTTCACACATTGAACTATCATAGTCTAAGTTTTCCCACATGCTACCAACGCCAGCATTAGCAATTTGATAATCTGTCCATTCAACAATTTCACGTTGAATAAATCTTCTGTTAATTTCTAGTAGTTTTGCTGCATTAGGATTTTTTGTTCCTCTTTCAATTTGTTGTGTAGCATAACGTATTGATTTCCAAGGACGATCGATTGTTTTACCATAAATTGGTGCAGGGTTATCTTTACCGTGTCCTGCAACATAGTAAACATCGTCGGTATCACCAATGAACTCCCAGTTAGGAAGTCCTTCAGCATTGACTGTTAAAATTTGGCCATCTTGTCCAATTGGCAATCTCGCTGGTGCTGAACCGCTATAGTAAACTAAGTCACCTTTTGTTGTTAATACAGATTGTTCTGTACCAACAGCAACAACCTGCCAGTAGGTACCAGTTAAGTCTAAGTCTGGGCGAGAATTTTGTGCGCCACCTAGTGATGAATAATCATCACCTTCTGAAATATGTCCTAAAATACAAATGTATGAGTTATCACCGTAACGTACAATGTCACCATCAAAATATTGTTGATCGTCTAACCAAGCACCTCTCCAGTTCAAACCTGAAGTAAATTTTTTCCAGTAAGTTGCATTTGGTGGTTCTTGGTTATTGTGATCTTGAATACAAATATAAGTATAACCACCATAACGTACAACATCACCTACTCTATAGTCTTGGTTTGAACTGTCTGCTGCCCAGTCATCTAAGAAACGGAAGCCTTCTGTAAATAGATCCCAGTTTGCTGTACTTGTTGAAGGAAATTCTCCGCTGTGATCTGTTTTTGCAATATACTGATAACCGCCATACTGTACAATATCGCCTGGTTGATAATCTGCATAAGCGTCCCATTCGCCTTCGTACTGGAATCCTTCTACAAACTTTTCCCAGTTAGCACTATCACTACCAAACGATGTAGCTGCTGTATGAGAAGCAGTTGAAATCCATAAACTTGCACCATAACGTACAACGTCATTAACTTTATATCTTGTTCCAGTAACCCATTGTGACTTATAGTCTAAACCTTGGTTTAGATAATCCCATTTAGATTGGTCGTTTTCAAGTCCTAATGATAGAGAATTTGCTGATGTGTGTGCAGTGTTACAAACATATGTTGTACCACCGTACTTAACAATATCATTTAATTTATAGCCAAAACTAGTTGTCCAATCACCCTTCCAAGATAATCCTTCGCCAAATGTATCCCATTTTTCTGCATCTGTTTCAAGACCAACAAGTGAAATATCAATATCAGCATCAACTGCCATGTTGTTATGATTTGCACAGTAATAGTATAAAGGATCTGGTGTTGCGCCAGTTACTGCAATTCTAACTTCTCTTGTAGTTGCTGCATCAAAGCCTGCTACGTATGCTGTGCTGTCAGCAACAGCAGAACCATCTAGGTAATAAGTTACACCTGTTGTGTATTCTGTTCCACCGTTGTGAATACCGTGTTGTGTTTCACTAAACAGTAATGGATGAGTATCGTTTGACGCATCATCTTGATTAAATGTATATGTGTAACCTGCAATAAATTGTAGTTTAGGATATTGGGTTCCGTCTAAAACAAATACATTATTAAATGGACTTTGGGCATTTGTATCTACAGTTACAGTATAAGAACCTGTTCCTGTTGTATTGGCAGATGTATGAATAGTATTACAAATGTATAAACCTGATCCATATTTTACAATATCATTATAAATGTATTCTGTATTTGGTGACCAGTTGCCTCTCCATGCTTGACCGTCTGCTACCAAATTCCATTTTGGTGGTACAATATCAAAATCTGAATAAAAGTCTGCTGAACTACTATGTCCAATAGTACATATGTACGTCTTACCACCAACGCTTACAACGTCATCTTGATAATATGTTGTAGAAGCGGTCCAATCACCCTTCCAAACAAATCTAATTCTACCTAGTTTAAACTCTGCCATTTGTCTTTAACTCCAAGTTACTGTATTTATCCATTGCCGTTATCTGTGCATTTTATTGCACTGACTCATCTGGACCTTTCATTAATTGTTGCATCAAGTAAATTGTTCCTTGAACTGCAACTGGTTTAGTTGTTTCAATACCAAATTCGTCTTCCTCAGTATAAGTTCCAAAAATGTCTACATCAACTGGAAAATTAATATACCCATCTGATGCACTATCAATAATATTATCAATAGTACCAATTTTAACCTGTCCTGCCTGGACTGCGTTTGTTTCAAGGTTTTCACCACCAACACTTAATCTATCTGCAAGGAATGATGCAATAGCTCGTTGTGTTGGCACAACGTTATTTGAATCTTCAGCAAATGTTGGATCTGTTGAAAATTCTCTAATTACTGTTCCTGAACCGCCTAATCGAACTCCACCTAGTGCTAGTTCGCTCAAACCGTCTAAGTCAAAGTAATCAGCACTAATAGTAACAATACCTGTTGCCTGTTGTACTGAAAACAGTTCACCAGTTCTAAAGTTACCATCTTGGTCTGTACTTACATAAAATACTCGTCCGCCGTCTTGTTCTAGCACTTCGTTCTCAGGTGCTGCTACAAAATAGTTACCCCCTGCATAAATGTCAGGATAGTTTGTTGATTCAAAGTTTCCTGTACCAACGTCTAGGAAGTCATGTCCCGAAATACGACATTGACTGTAACGACTTCTTAGTGTTACTGCGGTTCCGTGTTCTAAGTTATATTCATTTCGTAGTCTAGGTGAAACTCTAAACTGTACAAGTCTTGTACCATTTCCAGTGCCATCATCTCCTAAATCTTCAATTTCAATACCTGCAAAAAGTTTTAAATCGTCTGGATCTGCTGTTTCTTCGTCTAGTACAGTATCAATCCTAATTTGAACACCTGGTCCAGGAATTGTTGTTACCCCTGCTAGTGTTAGATATCCTTCTTCAGGAATAATATCTGCATATCCGTCACCACTAATTGTAACTGTTGTACTTGTTACACGATAGCCGCCGCCTCTATTTACAAAGTCTGGCTGTGCTATTACTCCGTTGCCAATTCTGTTATCAGTTTCAACTTCTGAAACAAATTGGTTATCTGTTACTGTTAATACCATAGGATTGTCAACTTCGTCATAACCACTACCTGGATCCCATATTAACATATTTGTAAACGCACCTTGACCAATTTGCGCTCTTAATTTTGCTTGACAACCTGTTTTAACATGCTGTAATCCGCCAGTTGCATTTTGTGCTAATACTACAAACAACGATTCGTTATTAATACGTGCTTGAGCAATAGCTTGCCATTTATACGATAAATTAAGAGTTCTTGTTGTCCAATTAATTCCATCTTCAGAAGTAACACATTCGTCGTGTCCTTCAAGAACAATACCTCCTGCAACTACTTGAGAAGCCCAACCAATACTAAAGAATACACCTTGTGCATAAATTCCGTTTTTAACATTAAACGCTCCGCTATCACTAGCACTACCGCCAGCTGTCCAGGTTACACCTTTGTCTAACGAATATGCTGTAGTTCCGTCTTCTGCAATAGCAACAAATCTATTTTTACCATAAAGCAATCTTATCCATGCTGTATTTGCTGCTGGAAGAACAGCGTTTTGCAATGTCCAAGTAATACCATCGTCTGATGTTGCAACATCTTGTGTTGCACCACTTGTTACAGCAACAAATGTTCCTTGACCGTAAGCAACAACTGCCCAATCATCTGATTGCGGCATTGCAGTTTGTGTAAATGAAAGGCCGCCGTCTGTACTATAAAGTGCTTCGGCTGAGTTAGTTCCTACTAATACAAATGTATTTTTACCATATGCTGCATCTGACCATTCTCTTGTTATAGGTAAACTTCTAGTAGTCCACGTTTCAGCAGTTAATGAATAGCTGTAAGTGTTTAATCCAGATGCAAATGCTAAGAACTTGTTATCTTCTGCTAATACCTTAATGTAATTGTCTGCGCCTGCATCAAAACTTAAATTAGCATTTTGCCATACTTCGCCATCTGCACTGAATGATAACGTAGATTTATTATCAATAGCTACAAAAAGTCCTCCAATTGGTGTACCAGTATATGTAAACGCATCAATACTGTTCGAGCTGTCGTCTGTTACTGCTGTTACTGTAATTATAATATCATTTGTTCCTGACGCTCCGCCTAAATTAGCACCATCTAGTGTAATACTATCCCCTACTGCATATCCTGCTCCTGGATTTATAGCAGTTACAGTGTAAGTAGGTCCTTCTCTATTAACACGCCATGTTGAATTAATTGGATCAAGTCCAAATGTTTCGCCTGTACCTGTTTGTCCAATAAGTCCATTATATAATGCAGAAGTACCACCAAATGCTGCTGATACAAATGTTTTATCTACAATAGTTTTATTTTCACTAGAGTATCCTGGATGATTTGCTATAACCCTTGGTTCAAATCTGTAATTTGTAGTTGGATCAAATGTTGCTTCTAAAGGATAGCCTGGAACAATATGATCCCATCCTGGAGTACCATCGCTGTCTTTAGCAACAGTTACTACCCTTGACACTGCATTATAGTTTGTAACATAACCGTATTGACCTGCTCCTGTACCTGAAAGAATAATAATTCTCATTCCTTGAATTTCTGAAAGGAATTGTGTGTCATCTGATTGTGAAATAATAATACTTGAAGATGCATCTGGAGTATCTTGTGCATAACCCTGTCTTGTTAGGTAGTTACTACCACCTTCTCTACCTGATCCTGAAGTATTAATTAATCGAGCATTAAACAATGCACCATCTCTAAAGTCTGTAAACTCTGTTTCATCTTGAGCGCCAGCACCTACTACTGATGCAGTAGCAGTTGTATAGTTTTCACCTGTATTTGAATATTCAAATGCTAAAATTCTGTCGTCGCTTAAACCTGAAAATACTGCTTCAACTTGTGCTTCGTTGTTTCTATTCATTAGTGTACAAGACTGAGGTGTTTCGGTAGGGTCACCGCCTGCTGAAATGCTACCAAATCTACCATATGAGTTGTTACCATTTGTAGCACGTATAACACCACCTGATTCTGCAAGGTATCCTACAGAACAATAATATGTAAACACCGATACAAGTTCGCATCTTGCATTGTTTAATACCCACGCACCAACACCGTCACTTAAAACTTGTGTAAAGTCGTTTGCAACCATTGAACGTAAACCGCCGTTATGTAGGTTACCGTCAATTTTACAACCCGAGCAAGCAGTACCAAAGTTAGTTACACCTTGCATATATGGCGATCTGTTTACAATCCATGTACGCTCGTCGTCTGGACCCCAACCCGGATCAAGTGCTACAAGAGCACCACCTGTAGGTCTTTGATACAAATCAAATACACCCGGAGGGTTAAGTGTACCTGTTAATCCTTCGGTAGTACAACTTCTTAAACCGGTTGTGTCTCTCATACGGAATAAGTCATCTAATTGAGATCCAAGTGCTGAGTTAGCATAACGTCTTGCTGCATATAATGTTCTATGATTTCCTTCATATTTTAAATCATATGCTATACCTCTAATCATCGCTTGCACATCTGCCATTTGATAACGTTTTGTAAATGTTATTGTTGGATTGTTTTCAACTAATCTTGCATAAACTTCTTCTGCAATAAATTTTTTGTTTGCAAACAACTGTTGATAAGCTGCTATTCTTGCAGTATCTGTTGCTAGTATATTAGTTCCGTATTCTACAGGATCTACAGTGCCATTTTCAGATGGCAATCTAAATTCAATAAATTCTTCGTATTGATCTATTAAGTCTAATATAACTTGTGCAGTAGGTTGGTCAGATGCAACACCAACAAGTGTTTGAGTTGCTGGGTTATTTGGATGTTTTTCAATTCTTACGTTTGAGATAATATCTAAAATAAATTCACTAATATATACATCAAGCTGTTTAGTATATTGATAGTTATTTGTATATTCATTAATAGCAGGAGTAGCAACAATAGTAGTTGCACGTAGTTCATCTCCCATAACAACAGTTCCTGCTGGAACTACAATAGGTCCAACTTCTTCAAATCTTCCTGCTGCTACAAAAATTTTAGCAGGTGTTCCTGCAGGGAATGTATCTTCAATATATTCACATGCATGTCTAATAGTTCTAAATGCGTTTTTCCATCCTAATCCTGTTCCGTCTACATCGTCACCTTTAGTTGAAACATAAACTGCTTCTGCATCATATGCAAAGTTTCTCCAAAATGCTTCATAATCTTCTGTTACAGACAATGATTGTGTTTTGTCACCAATTCCTAATGCAATGTCTCCTAATGAACTTCCGTCTGATGTTGTTCCATAAGTAAGTAGATCTGCTTTAGTCTGCATTCCTGCTGGACGACCTGCTTGAATTGCTAAATCCCAAAAATCATAGCCGCTTCCGTTATCAGGAGCATTGTCCATAGTAGCAACATGTTCGTATGTACATTTGTAAGCACTACCTTTGTAATATACTACTTCGCCTACAGCAAATTGAGAACCTTGTTCCCAGTTTTCTGACCATTTATTACCTGTAGCAACTAATTCCCACTGACTGTCGTCTAAATAATCTAAAGTACTATCGCTTCCGTCAGATATATTAACGTCTTTTAATGCTCTGTAAAGGTAGCCGCCTCTTAATACTAGTTCACCTGTTTTATATCGTGAACCGTATACATATTCTCCTGCAAAACTAGAATTTTTTGCCAGTATTTCCCAAGCAGTTGTACTATCTCCTGCACTTCTACTTGGGTCAACATCTTTATTGTTTGCTGTTGCAAAGTAAACATAGCCACCGTAGCGTACAACATCACCTTCTTGATAGTCTGTTTCAGAGTCCCAAACTAATAAGTTTGCTTGAGTGCCCGGAAACTCTAATTGAAATTTTGTTAAATCTAAAACTAAAGTGTTAGCAGTATGTGTTTCTGTACAACGATAAATGTTTGCACCATAACGTACTAAATCATTTTTGCGATAATTATCTCCAGCTATCCAATCACTTTTATATTCTATGCCTTCTTTAAATAATTCCCAATCGTTAATATTATTTTCTAAAGTTCCGCCTGCGCTGTGAGCATTTTTACACTGATAAACATTACCATTATATTTTACAATGCCGCCTTTGGCATAAGTTGTTCCACTTTGCCAATCACCAACAAACTTTTGCCCTATTGCAAAGATTTCCCAATAACCTATTTCACTTGAAAAACTTCCTGCAAAGTGAGAATCAGTACATAGATAAAGTGTACCGTTAAATATTACAATATCGCCTAAGTTATATGCTGTTCCTTGTGTCCAAATACCTATAAAAGTTTTGCCACTGGTCATTACTATCCAATGTGGATATGGTTGTGGTGGATTTGATCCTGGCAGAGTTGCTTCTAATTCGTTTTGGAAGGCACCGGTTGAAGTATGAGTTACAATACAAACATAACTTTTACCGTTTACTCTAACAATGTCGTCACGTAGATATTCAGTAGAAGGTGTCCAATCACCTCTCCATATATATTTAAATTTGTCTAACTTAAACTCTGCCATTTTCTATCCCTTATTTTTTCACCTGATCGTCTACGCCTTCGCCATAACCAGGTGTAGAAATGTTTTCAGGATAATTATATCCTTCCGAAATTCTCATAATAAATTGTCCATCTGTTGGATCAATGTAATAAACTAAAGATCTACCGTCCCATCTAATTTGTGGGTATCTTAAGTTTGGATATCGAATGTTCTTATCAGCATCAATGCCATCTAAAAAGTCAATACCTTCTTCAAAATCTAAAAAGTTATTTGCCGATACACCAATGTCGTTAATAACAGCAACGTTATCTGCACCTTGTAATTGGTCTACACGAATTAGGTATAACTCACCATCTTCGTTTCTACGAAGTCCGTAAAAATATCTTTTAATAAATCCGTCTAAAACGTCTTGGGGGTTATTACCTACATAATACGTCATTATACAATCTCCACAAAGCTCATGACAACATCAACACTATCGTCAACACTAGCACGAACTTGTATTTTATTATTTGATGCTAAAATTAATTTTTCACCTTGGTTTACTACACGCAATGCTGTGTTTGCTGGCAAAACTGTGTCTTTTAAATAGTATCCTGTTACACTAGTATCGTCTTGTATTAAAACATCTACATATACGAACGAACTAGTTAAGTTAGTTAAACTTAATCCAATAACAGTTGATCGAGTACTTGCATCAGTCTCATAAATGTCAACAGGTAGTGTTCCTACTTGTTTTACTACTTTATTTTTAAATAGTGTTGCCATATTCTTTTATCCTAAACTCAATACAATTTCAAACGCAAGTTCTTCAGCTTCTGCTCTACTAATACCACTCGAAGTACCTGCAACAGACACCCAGTTAGCACCGTCGTAAATTTCTGTACGCTGAGCATCTGTGTTCCAGCGCATTTGACCTGTTTCAGTGTATGCAAGCGGGGGTCTATTTGCGTTGCCGCCGACCGGTATAACCATACCGTATGTTCCGTCAAACTTAACATAACCATTATCTGTTTCTTCAAAAACAGTAACAGCGTTTGACACTGTGTTAGAAATAGTGTTATTTTTAATAGAAATGTTATCAATTTTAACACTACCTGTACCGTTTGCAGACAATACTAAATCAGTATTTGCTGTTACTGTACTTATCACATTACCGTCAACCTGAATGTCATCTACGGTTATTTTTAGAGCATTTAACCTAGTTGAATCTATATCAACTGTTAAGTTTCCGTCGTTGTAAAATCTAATAACATTGTCATTAGCACCTTCAGTAAGCTCTGCTGTTACTCTAGTATTGCCATCTAAATCTTCAACGCCTTTAAGATTAATCCAATTAGTTCCGTTATATCCTTCAAAACGGTTTAACTCACTATTATAACGTATTTGTCCTGCTACTGCTGTTGGGCGTTCTGCTGTTGTTCCTATTGGCAACCTTAGTGAACCTGTAGCATCAATAATTGTTAATCCTGAACTAGGAGCAAGAGTCATATCTCCACTAGTACTAATTGTAGCATCATTAATATCAAATGTGTCAATTATAATGCTACCTGTACCACTAGCACGTAATTCTAAATCTGAATTACTTGTGGTTGTAGTAATAAAATTATCGTCTACAAGTATATCACCTGTATAAAAAGTATTTGCTTGTATTTGTCCCGTACTTACGATATCACCAACTGTTAGTGTTCCATTAACAGTTAAATTTCCGTTAATGTCAACATCATTATTTGGTATAACTACTTGACCTGCACCATTGGCACGTAATTCTAAATCTGAATTTGATAGTGTAGTTTCTAATACATTGCCTGCAATTTGTATATTTTCAAACTGTACTGCTCCAGCAATAGTAATATTTCCATCAACATCTAATGCTCCAGTTAAATTATAGTCGCCTGTTTGTGTAACATTACCTGTTTGTGTAACATTACCAACAATATTAGTTCCTTTAAGAGTTGTAGTTCCATTAACTGTTAAATCTTGTTCGATAGTAACATCATTACTTGGAATATAAACTTCACCTGTACCACTAGCACGTAGTTCTAAGTTGCTATTACTTGTAGTTGTAGTAATAAAGTTATCATCAATTAAAATGTCACCAGTGCTAAATCTGTTAGCAGTAATTGTGCCTGCTGAATTAATATCGCCTACAGTAATTGTGCCGTCAACATATAAATCATTTGTAATATGAACATCATTATTTGGAACAAGCACTTCGCCTGTTCCTGCTGCACGTAATTCTAAGTCACTGTTTGATTCTGTTGTAGTAACAACATTATTTGTAATGTTTACATTTTCAAACTGTGCAACACTTGAAACGGTTACAGTACCAGTAACATCATAGTTACCTGTTAAATTAATATTACCTGTTTGTGTAGTACTTCCGGCGTGTGTTACAGTACCAGTAATTGTAGTATTTTGTAAATCAGTTACACCACTAACTGTTAAATCATTATCAATTTGTACATTGTTAGTTGGAACATATATTTCACCAGTTCCACTAGCACGTAGCTCTAAGTTTGAATTTGAAGAAGTTGTAGTGATAAAATTGTCGTCAATTAGAATATCACCAGTAGTAAACGTATTAGCAGTAACAGTACCTGCACTATTAATATTGCCTACAGTAATTGTACCATCAACTGATAAATCATTTACAATATGTAAATTATTGTTTGGAATTAATATGTCGCCGGTGCCACTAGCACGTAATTCTAAATCTGTATTAGAAGTAGTTGTAGTAATAACGTTATCATCAATTAAAATTTCTTCAAATTGAGCAATGCTTGAAACGGTTAATGTTCCACCAACAGTAACATTAGCAGTAATTGTATAATCACCTGTTTGTGTAATATCACCTGTAATGCTAACATTACCAGTTAGTGTAGTATCACCTAGAGTTGCGTCTCCATTAACTACTAAATCATTAGTAATTCTAACATCGTTATTTGGAATTAATATTTCACCAGTGCCACTTGCTCTTAACTCTAAATCTGAATTACTATTTGTAGTAGCAATAAAGTTATCTTCAATTAGTATATTACCGTTGCTAATTTCGCCAGCAATATCAAAGTTGCCAGTTTGTACAACATTTCCTGTATGTGTAATTGTTCCTGTAATTGTAGTATTTTGTAAATCAGTTGCACCACTTACAGTTAGTGCTTGACTAAATGTAACATTATTAGTTGGAACAATTATACTTCCACTACCACTAGCACGTAAGTCTAAATTACTGTTTGAAAGTGTTGTTTCAACTGTGTTACCATTTATCTGAATGTCGCCATTTGTCCAACTACCAGCAATTATATAATTACCTGTTTGTGTAGTATCACCAGTATGTGTGATTGTGCCTGTTACAGTTGTATCTTGTAAATCAGTTGCTCCACTAACAGTTAAGTTGTTATCAATTTGTACGTTATTGTTTGGAACAAGTATTTCGCCAGTACCACTTGCTCTTAGTTCTAAGTTTGAGTTACTAGCAGTTGTAGTAATAAAATTATCTTCAATGTAAATGTCACCGTTAGTCCATTCGCCTAACAATGTAACATTACCTGTTTGCGTAGTATTTCCAACGTGTGTTAGTGTTCCAGTAATCGAAGTACCTTGTAGGCTTGTGTTGCCTTGTACAGTTAAATCTTGTGAAAGTATAACATCATTACTTGGAACTAGTATATCACCTGTTCCGTTAGCTCTTAGTTCTAAATCTGCATTTGAAGCAGTTGCTTCAACAGTTGTGCCACTAATTTGTACATCGCCAATATTAGCATCATTTGATGTAACATTTGCTGCTACTGTTAAATTATTAGCACTAATATCTCCAGTAACATTTAAGTCATTTGTAATGTTTACATCATTATTAGGAATAACAATGTTACCTGTGCCAGCAGCACGTAAATCTAAATCTGCATTTGAAGTAGTCGTAGTAATAACATTACCATCAATTAGTATTTCTTCAAATTGTGCATCTGCACCAACAGTTAGATTTTGTCCAACTGACATATCTTCGGTTAGTGAATAATTACCAGTTTGGTTAAAGTCACCTACTAGTGTAAGTGTTCCTGAAATATTTGTATTTGCAAGTGTAGCAGTTCCGTCAACAGTTAAGTTGTTATCAATTTGTACATCGTTTGAAGGAATGTAAATATTGCCGGTACCGTTTGTACGCAATTCTAAATTAGCATTTGATTCTGTACTTTCAATAAAGTTGTCACGAATTCTTATTCCATCAACATTAATTTGATTGACAAATAAGTTGCTCCAAGTTTTAGTCTCAGTACCTAAACTCCAAGTACTATCTTGTCTTGGAATAATATCACTATCAATACCTGCAACAATTTGAATTGTATCAGTATCTTCGTCACCAATTGTAATATTACCGCCAATTGTAACATTACCTGTAACATCTAAATTACCAGTAACGTTAACATTGTCTTGTAAATTAATTTGTCCACTTGCTGCGGTAAAGTTTGCATTTTGTGTTAGTGTTTGAATAGTGTTGCCACTAATTCTCCAGTCACCTGTTTCAATTTTAGTACCGTCGACAAATGTAGTATCGCCGCCTGTAGTAAATGTAACACCGCCAGTTGTATTGATAATAAAGTCGCTAACACTAAATGAAGCAGCACCAGTTTCTTGATTAACGTAGAATAAATCACCTACTCTAAAGTCGCCTTTGTGGTCAACTGAGTTATAACGAATTTGTGCATTATTATTTTCAACAACTTCGTTTGCTTGTATTACAGTATTTGCATCGTTTGTAACTTCTTTACCGTTACCAATGTAAGCAAGGTTGTGTCCAATAGCATACATTAATACACCCGGGCCGTCACCTACTAAGCCATAGTTACCGTAAACTGAAGCAGATCCAATTAAACGTATTTCAGCACCAAAGTCTCTTATATCAACATTTTCAATAGTTGTTGCTGTTGCTCCGCCACTACTAACAATGCTTATTGGTGTCCAGTCAAAATCTAATAGATCTTCATCTTTACCGTTAATAATAAGCGTGTCGCCTTCAACATCATTAATTGCTTTTGCATAAACTGTTGAATTGTCTGTTGATGTAAATGTAACAGTTTCGCCTGCGCCAAATGTACCAGTAATTCCACTTAATCTAATTCGTGTTTTACCTTCCATTCCCAAACCGTGTCCGCGGTCAAATGCATAAATTGAACGATTTGCAAAATATGTAAATGAGTTTAGCCATTCTACTCTAACACCGTTTGTACAAGTAATGGTATCTACACCTGGTGTAATAAATGTTGCTGAATGGAACAACATGCTTGCTTCTTTAGAATTAGGCGTTGCGTATGCACCATCAATATAAGCACCCTTACCAGCATCGCCTGCGTTAAAGCCTCTTGGATCTTCTGCTGTAGTTGTGCTACCTTTTGTAATTACTGTTATGTTCTTAATGTACGGTGAGCGACTAGTTACTTCAAAATCTGCTGCAAAACGGAAAGCATATCCGTTGTCTGGGAATACTCTATTATATGCTAAGCCATCTCCGCCAACACAACTAAATGTAATGTTGCTTATAAAAACATCATTGCCAATAGTTGCTGTACCGCTTGCGCTGTGTGTTAGAACTAGTACACCTGTAGTATGTGTATATGTTGCTCCAGTTATATTGTAACTAATGCCGCCAATAGTAATAGTTCCGCCACTAACGTAAGTGTGAGAAAAACTACCATCAGCATAGTTCGGAATGTTAACTGTTGTTGATCCTGCTGACGCTGCTGTAACTTCATAATATCTACCGCCACTGTAGAAATCTGCAACGGTGATGTCTTCTATTGTAGTTTCACCGTTTAGTAAAAATGCATCGTTATATTCAGTAGCAGTTGTAGGGACAATCTTAACTGAGCGTAGTCCTTGTCCTTTTACTGTTACACCAGCCGGAACAGTTAGAGGAAAAATTTCAGTATATACACCTGGATAAATGTGAACAGTATCGCCAGCTCCTGCAACACTTAATGCTTTTTGTAAACTAGCAAACGGATCTTGTTGGTGTGTACCAGTATGTAAATCATCGCCGTTTTCTGCAACATAATAAATGTTGCCTTGGCGTAGTGTTAAGTTAATACCATCAACAATAATAGTGCCTGTGTTGATGCCATTAGTTATAATACTGTCAACCCAAACATCTGCCCAACGTTTTGCATCTATGTTAACTTGTACAATATTATAAGTGCCGTCAAGTATACTAGGTGCTGATATTGCTGCTGTTTGAGGTTGAGTTCCGCTCCAGTTTCCTGTTCTTGTAACTTTATGTAAAGTTCCTGATGTTCCTTCTAGTGCAAATAGATATGTATAATTTAAAGGTTTTTCTAAAACATCATCAATCCATGCTGTACTATCTGTTGAAGGTATACTTACGGTTCCAACTCCATTAGAAACTGTTAAAGTAATATCTCCTAATGAAAAATCAATGTTGCTTTGGTATTGTCTTCCACCTTCGCCTAGTCTATAAGTATCATCTGCATCTGGAATAATGTTTGAAGCAATATCTGCATTAAATGTAATATTGTCTGTATTTGCATCTCCTAAAACAATATTTCCATCTGCTGTGATATTTCCTGTTGCATGTATGTTTCCGTCTACTTCCATATTACCGTAGACATGTACTTCGCCTGTTCCGTTAGGACGAAGTTCTAAATTTGAATTCGATGTATTTGTACTAATAACGTTGCCTTCAATGTCAATATCGTCGACACGCAATTTATTGTTGTAAACAACATTATCTAAAGTACCTAAGTGTAAATATTGATCGTCACTCCATATAGTATTACCTTGTACATTGATGTTTCCAATGTCTGCTCTGTTTGTTACTATAAGATTTGTTGTACGAGTTGTACCGTTGACGTCTAATTCGTATTGAGGCGTTGCGCTTTTAATACCGATACGCTGATTATTAACATCTAGATAAAGTAAGTCTGTCTCAAACGCCAGATCTATCCCATTACGGATAAGATTTGACTTTAAGAGCGGACCACTTATACGACCAAGTGCGCTCATTCTATCTCCTCAACACGGGGATCCTGTCCCTCTAGCCTAAATTTTCAGCTTTCGCTCTTTGCTGGCTAACCACAGTTTGTTGTGCTAGGCTTGTTGATATGGTGGTCAACAATGGTCTTGCTTCGCATTAATAGTATTTATGTGATTTGAAAATAAACTAGGATTAACCAAAGATTAATGTGTATTCTAAGAGCAAATCGTCGAACTCCGCTGGAGTAATTGCTGTTGCAATACCCGCTGAAGCTATATATTCAGTACCGTTCCAAGTTTCAAGAACTTGATTTGATGTGTTCCATCGTGTATCACCAATTTGCGGATTAGGCTGTCCTAAATTTGCAGGACGTTCTCCTGTTAATCCTGTAGGAACAACTATACCCTTTGAACCATTAAATTTAATGTGTCCAAATCCTTTAGTTTTAAGTATTAGATTGTTACCGTTGTCTTTAATAGAATTATCTTTAATAGATATATTACCGAAAGAAGTTTCTCCTGTGCCATTTGCACTAAGCTCTAAATCTGAATTTGTTACATTTGTTTCTATAGTATTGTTGTCAAACAAAACATCGTCAACTTGTATTCCGTGTATAAACAAGCCTTCGCCAGTAACTTCTCCTGCTAAGTTTGTACTATCTAAAGGATTTTCTGCACCATTAACTATAAATCTTATGTTATTTGATGTAGGATCTGCTGTAACACTAGTTTGTCTATTTGCAGAATATACTCCATTAAATGTTATAGTGCTTGTAGAACCAGTCCCTTCAAAAATATGATCATCAATATTAAATCTAATATCTCCTATATTACCAGAAGATACTAACACAGAACCTCCTGAGTTGTATATAGTGTCTGATGATCCAAATATTGTAGACGCACTTCCGCCGTCTAGTATACTGCCGCTAATTGTTGATAACCCGCCATCTAAGAATATGTCTTGTGATTCTACACGCTGAGATGTTAATCCTTTAGGAATTTGTAAAGCAGACGTTGAATCAATAATTAAATTTTCAGTAGGCGCTAATGTAATATCTCTTACTGTACTATCTATTGGTGATGTTGTTCCGATAGTATTACCAGTAAACTCTATTTCTTGTAAGTAGACACTACCGGTACCGTTAGTACGTAGTTCTAAATTACTGTTGCTATTTGTAGTAGTAATAACATTATCAAAGAACTGTATATCAGTGCTTAGTTCTATAGTATCTAAGTCAACATTATCATCTACAGAAATAGAATTAACATTGAAAGTACTTGTTGTTAAGTCTTTATAAACATGAAGATTTTCATTAAAAATAATTTGTCCTGTGCCAGCAGCACGTAAATCTAAATTGCTGTTAGACAACGTTGTTTCTAGAACATTTCCGTGTATTTTTATATCATCAAATTGAAATGCTTGATCGGTAACTAAAGAACTAATATTTAAATTACCAATTAAATTATAATTACCGGTTTGCGTTCTAGTACCTGTAAGGATTAAATCTCCAGTAATAGATGCATTATCAATATTTGTGTTACTGTTAACTGTTAAATCTTGTTCGATAGTAACATCATTACTTGGAATATAAACTTCACCTGTACCACTAGCACGTAGTTCTAAATTTGAATTAGATATCGATGTAGAAATATAGTTTTCATTTATTTCTATATTGCTATCAGTAATGTTAATTTCATCTAACACAAGATCTTGAGCAACATTAATATCTGTAGTTGTTATACTTGCTGTAAATAAATTATTGTTAACACGTAAATTTGTTCCGTCTATTAATACTTTACCTGTTCCTACTGCACGTAGATCTAAGTCATTATTATTAACAGTTGTTGTAATAACATTATCACTAATTCTAATATCAGTAAGTTGTACATCTCCTTGGAAATCAACTTGCCCTGTTACATCTAAATTACCAACTTGCGTGTATTCTGAAATTGTACTAGTAGGTCTAGTATCGCCAACTTTTTCAATTTGATATGTATAAACGTTGCCATTAATATCAACTAATGAACCTCTATTATAAGTATCATTTCCAGATAAGAATGTTGATTGAGTTCCTGTAAATGTGCCTACTGAAACTCCGTTATACAACAATGTATTGCTATTTGTTCCAATATCAACTACCCAACTTGTTACACCTATATCTACTATAAATCCTGTAAGAACAGTTGTAGTTCCAGAGGTTATATTTGTATCTCCAGCATGTGTTATTGTACCTGTAACTGTAGTATTTTGTAGATTTGTTGTTCCGCTAACAGTTAAATTATTATCAATTTGTACATTTTCAGGCATATAAACATCGCCAGAGCCACTAGCACGTAGTTCTAAATTACTGTTTGAAACATTTGTAGTTACATAGTTGTCTCTTATTTCAATGTTGCCGTCTGTAACATTAATTTCATAAAGATTTAAATTATTAGTAACATTAATGTCAACAGCACTAATGTATCTAGTAGACAAGTCGTTATCTACTTGCATGTTATTATTTGGAACTAGTACTTTACCGGTTCCACTTGCACGTAGTTCTAAATCTGCATTTGAAGTTGTTGTTGTAATAAAGTTATCATCTATAAGAATTTCTTCAAACTGCGCTTGCTGAGATACATCAAGTGTTCCGTCAATAAAAAGATTATCTGTAACAGTTAAACTACCGTCTTGTATACTTTTAGCCAAGACGACATTACCATTAATTGTTAATGCACCGGTATATTCCATTGTGCCGCCTACAAAAAAGTTATTATTAATAGTAAGAACATTACCTGTATCAATTATAACTTCGCCTGTACCGCTTGCACGTAGTTCTAAATCACTATTTGAATTTGTAGTAGTAATAAAGTTATCTTCAATTAGTATATTACCGTTACTAATTTCACCTGCAATATCAAAATTACCTGTTTGTTGGAGATCTCCAACATGTGTTACAGTACCAGTAATTGTAGTACCTTGTAAACTAGTTGCGCCGCTTACAGTTAAGTCTTGAGCAATTTCTACATCGTTGCTATCAACATTAATTGTTCCGGTACCAGCTGATTCTAATATTAAATTACCTGAAGTAGTTGTAATAAAATTATCTTCAATATATACGTTGTCAACTGTTAACTCACCGCTTTGTTGGAAACTTCCAACTTGAGTTCTATCACCTGTGTGAATAATTGTACCTGTAATAGTAGTACCTTGTAAATTTGTATCTGTACTTACTGTTAAATCGTTGTTAATTTGTACATCGTTATTAGGTATTGTAACTTCACCTGTACCACTAGCACGTAGTTCTAAATTGCTATTTGATTCTGTAGTAGTAATAAAATTATCTTCAATATAGATATTACTATTTGTCCACTCACCTAAAAGTGTTACATTGCCAGTTTGATTAGTATCTCCAACATGTGTTACATTGCCAGTAATTGAAGTGCCTTGTAGACTTGTATATCCTTGTACAGTTAAGTCTTGCTGCAATAAAGTATCTGTTCCTGTAATGATAACATTTCTGTCAGCACCTAAATTTAAATCGCCATTTAAACTAGTTGTTTCAATGTAGTTGTCGTTTATTTCTACATTTCCAATATTTGCATTATCAGTTGTAATGTTTAAATTTACAGTTGTGTTTGTAGCACTAGTATCTCTAGCACTGAGATTATTTGTTACATTAACAGTTTCTTGTAAATTAACTGTACCGGTGCCAACAGCACGTAGTTCTAAATCTGCATTTGAAGTTGTTGTAGTAATAGTATTGTCATTAATTAATATTTCTTCAAACTGTACACTTGCACCAACAGTTAAATTTTGAGATATATCTGCATTTCCAGAAACTGTAAAGTTTCCAGTTTGATTTATATCTCCAACATATATAAAATTAGGGTCAGTAATGTCAACATCGCTATTAATTGTTGTAGTGCCTGAAACAGTTAAGTTGTTATTAACTTGTACACTTTCGGGGATGTAAATTTCACCAGTACCATTAGCACGTAGTTCAAAATCAGCGTTTGAAACATTAAGTTCAATAACGTTATCATAAATGCTAAAGTCTGCTCCTTCAACTCTGTCTAAGTGTGCAAGTAACCAACGTTTTTCAAAACTACCTAAATCAAATGTTAAAGTCTGATGAGGATTAAAGTTTTGCTCAAACTCTGTATTAAATTCTAATCTGTCAGTTGCCTGATCGCCATAAAAGTTTAAAGTTCCGTCAAATGTTAAGTCTCCTGTTATGTTAACATCGCCTGTAACATTTGTATTATTTTGTAGATTGATCTGTCCGGTAGCACTAGCAATGTTTATATCACCTGTTCTGCTTTCTATTACATTATTTGATATTGTAAAATTTCCAAGATCAATAAATGCACCGTCAATAACAGTTGTGTTTGCTCCTGTATTAACACGTAAAGCATTAAACTGATTAACACTTAATGTATCAATGTTAATTGTTGTGTTGCCTGTTTCAAAGTCAACCCAGAAGTTATCACCAATTCTAAAACCACCTAGATGATCAGTTGTTGTAAAGTGTATTTTACCACTGTTTAGTTCTTCTATTTCGTTTGCATAAATTGCACGACTTTTATCATTGTCAACATATTTGCCAGCACCGATATATGCCATGTTGTGCTGTATCAAATACATTAGTGTATCTGCGCCGTCTGCTACTGCACCATAGTTACCGTATACGTTAGCACTGCCTATTGAGCGTACTTCTGCACCGTATTCTACAGTACTGCCGTCATAAGTTGTGCGTCCTGTTACACCATTAAATGCATAAAGGCCTCTATTAGCAAAGTATGTAAATGAATTTAACCATTCTACTCTAACACCGTTAGTCATACTAATAACATCAGCATTAGGACAAATAAATGTACACGAATGGAATAGCATACTTGCTTCTATGCTAGAACTATCTAGTTCTGCACCATCAATCCAAGCACCTCGTCCTGCATCACCTTCGTCAAAGCCTCTAGGATCACTTGCACTAGTTACACTACCTTTTGTAATAACTGTAATGTTTTGTGCATAAGGACTTCTGTTTGTTATAACAGCATTAGGTGCAAAACGTAATGCATAACCTGTGTTGTTAATGCTGTTGTAGTAATAATCTTTAATGGTGATATCTGATAATGTACTACTATCATTTAAATGAAATATATCTTTGTCTTGTGTTGCAACAGTAGGTTTAACTACTGTGTTTCTTAAATCCACACCACGTACTGTTACTCTTTCTGGAACAACTAATGGACAAGTTTCTTCGTATACTCCTGGATAAACTAGTACTGTCACCGGGCCTAGTGTACTTGCATCGCATCGTGCTAGTGCTTCTTCAATTGTTGCTAACGGACTTTGAGGATGATCGCCTACATTTGTATTGTCACCGTTTGCTGCAACATAAAATATGTTTCCTTGACGAGAATCTAGGAACATATTATCTACATTAACTACTCCAGTAGTAACTAGTTGACCGTTAACTAAGTTAGTATGAATTTCATTCCATCTTTTAAATTTTTTACCTATTGTATATGTGTCAGTAATGTCTGGCATGATGTCGTCTTTGACATCTGCGTTAAAGTCAACACTATCAGTATCTGCGTCACCAAAAGTAATATTTCCGTCAAACGTAATATTTCCTGCAGAGTGCATATTACCAAACACTTCTAGGTTAGATTTTACATCTAGTAATCCAGTACCATTAAATTTTAAATCAATATCTGTATTAGTACTATGTGTTAAAATATAATTGTCTGAAATATAAAATTGTTCTGTTTCTAAATTTGAGGCTTGTATGTGTTCACCTGCATTTAGATATATAGGTCCGTTATTAGAATCAATTCTATTAGTAGACCAACTAAAGTTAGCAATATCGGCAGTGTCGCCAATTAAAATTGTTGTTTGTGTTGTATTAGAGATATGTAATTCGTTAGCAGGCGCTTCGACGTCAACACCAATACGGCCGTCGTTAACGTTTATTTTTAGTAGTGTTGGATCACTATTAGTATTTTTAAATGTAAGGTTCGCTTGAGAAGGATTGCTTGTTGTACCTTGTCTTAAAAGGTTAGCTTCTAATAACGGACCGGATATTCTACCTACTTGTGCCACTCGATAATCTCCTTGACACAGTATTTATAGGATTTACTTATCGAAGTTATGTAGGACTGTTACTGGCTTACCAAGATCAGGAGCACTTGCAAATTCTATATACCAACCTGCTGGCTTTCCGCTTGGATTTTGTACTAAACTGTAGTTTGTATTTGGTAATTGATAAACGTTTTCAACAAACACTAAAATATTTTGTGCTGCTGCTGGAATAGGGTAAAAAGGATCACTACTATTTAAAGGACCAAAGTATACTTCATTTGCATCGCCATTACCTAAACTTTGTACTGTAATAGGTGCATATGAAGAAGGAGCAGCATTTCTAATACCGTTCCATTCGCCTGCTTCGTATACTTCAAATCTGTTATCAGTAGTATTATAACGCATATGACCGTTTTTTGGAAATTGCGGACGGGTTTCTGTAGGACCTTTAGGGACAAGAACAACATTTTCACTATCAAGTATAACTTCTTTATCTACAGTAGTCACATGTACGCCTCTTCCTATTCCAAGGCTTCTAGTATTAGTTGTTTGTCTCTTAATGTATCTCATTATACTTCCATATAGCTTACTGTTGCTGTAATATTAGTTGGTGATGTAGTTGCTGCTTTAATTACATCTCCAGGTGCAAGTATAAGTTTCTCTGTGTCCATTGTAAAGGTTTCGCCTGCTGGAATAGGAATGTTATTTAAAACCATATTACCTACACCTGCTGCTGCGCCATTTGCACAGACATGCACATCTAAGTACGTATCACCGCCATCGGTGTATATTTCTTCTTGCGGATTTTGCGCCGTATTACAGAACATTATAGTTGTAACAGCCCAGCCGCCAGCATTATAGTTGGGATCACCTACACTAGGAACTTCTAATATGTCTGTATATGCGCCGCCAATTTGTGTGTTTTGGATTGCCATTTATCGTTCCTTTTAAAATATCATAGAAAACAAAAGTGCTTTCTTTTTACTTACCATTTCATCTTTCGTATTATTTTCGTTTACGAAATACAAGTTTGTTCCTGCAGGTCCTTCTGTTTTGCTGTATAGCTTAATACCAGTTGCCGGAGCATCTGGATTATCAGTATCTGCATCAACACCAAAATTTGGTATACCACCACCTTGTGTACCATCATCGTCTTGATACGGTCCTTGAGGAATATACAACACATCATTAATTTGAACTTGTCCAGTGCCTGGAGCACTTAATATTAAATCAGTGTTACTTGATGTAGTTTCAAGGGTTGTATCAAAAATTCTAATATGTTGTAATTCTGTTCTATCATTAAAGAAGTATGCTGCTGGATTACTATCAATAGTAAACTCAATAGCACTTACTGCATCTCCTGAATCAGTATCGTGAATTGCAACGTATGTATCATCTTTTTCAATTTTACTTTGGAATTTACCAACAAAGAATCCATCAACATAATCAACAACACCCTTAGCATTAATTAATGTATCGTGATGATTTGCTTTTAATACAGGATTTGCATTAAAGTCAACTAGACTACCACTATATTCAAATATTTGTTTTTCGTAATCTGTAGTGCCGTTAACACTAACAACACCTGTACCTTGGTTTATTAAGTCAAGGTCTGTGCCGCCTGTTTGAATTTTTCTTGTTAGTATATCAACAACTGTACCTGTTTGTGAACCACCAATTCTTCCCACAAACACAGGATCGCCGCCACCTTGTTCGTCAAAGATCCAAAATGCATCGGAGCCGCCCCTGTCTATTTGGATGCCTGCAACATCCCCTGCAGAGTTACTAATAACTCCTCCGGCGTTACCACCTAAGTTAACAGTAATAAACGGATCGTCAACAGTTAACTCTGTACTATTAATAGTAGTAGTTGCACCGTCAACTTCTAGGTTTCCGATAATTTTAACTTTACCAGTTGTACCAGGATCAAGGCGGATTTCTCCACCATCTGTTACTGTTAATTTATAGTCACCGTCTACATTTAAAAATTTTGACATTCGTTAATTCCTAATTAAGGGGAAAATTAATTCCCCTTTTATATTAGATAGCAGTTAAGCGTAAAATGTTTGCTGTTGAGTCGTCTTGGATTTCCCAAGTATAACGGTTGTTATCAAAATCAATCATTGTACGGTTTTGCACCTTACGAATGAATACTTCGTTTCCGTCAACCCATCCAGCTAATGACATTTCGTTTGCTGCTAGTGAACCAACTGCTTTGTTAACTAGTGTACATACGCCAGTGTTGCCACCGCCTGCTGGATTATCATCAACATTGAAAGTAGTTTCTGAGCGTTGTGATAAAATAATTCCTAATTCAGTAGCTGTGTTTGAACCTACTTTAACTGCTACTGTTAAATTTTCTTCATTTGACTCGTCACCGCCTGAAGCAGTTGTGCCAAAATATCTCTTGTTTAATGGACGTCCCATAATATTCTCCTTTGTTTTTACATTTGCCGTTCTAGGGTCTACGCGGTGGATTTCCGCATAAGTCCTCATTTAAGAGGCACCTATAATTGACATATGTATTTATCAAAAGAGAAAAAAGCCCGACACAGTTAAGTATCGGGCTTTGAGAATAAGCAAAATAGGTAGGACTCGGTTACACCTACAAGCCACGGACCAAATACCATTTCATCTCCGCAGCAACCTGCTTCCGCTCGGTAGAGCGATGTGACACTGCCTGTTTCCAGTACAAC